CCGGGCCAGGGGGCAGTAACAGGCAGACGCAGCACTGCGAGATGAAGTGCTAGTTGGCGTATACAGTCCTACGGGAGAGTAGCCATCCAGCCGGGGCAGGACCGGCCGTCTGCACCTTTCGGTGACTCATGTGGGTCGGCTGGTCGTGGGACGGGCACTGGCGGAGGGAGTGCGACGGTGACACCGTCGGCGGCGTGGCCCACGAGCTGTATCTGCGTTGCGGGCACCTGCCCAACCATTACACGGCGCTGACGACCGGGTCGCCGCCATCCTGGAGGCCGCATGATTGAGGCGCTGAGCATCGGCACGCGGGTGAAGAACGATGGGCCTGTCGGCACGCCCTGGAAGGGGCGGGTGGTCGGGGTGCTCGAGGCCGGCCTGTACATGACGATGACCAACCAGCACATGAACTACCAGTGGGACGAGCAGGTGCCAGGCTGGCGCTCCGGGCACGTCGCCATCGTGCTGCTCGACGTGCCGACGCGGAGCGTCCGGTACGAGGAGGTGCCCGACCACATGAAGCACACGTACGAGTACATGTCGGCCAGCTCCTACATCTCGACCCCGGCCAGCTGCCTGGCGGCCCTGTGATGGCGAAGCCCTCCACCCACGCGCTGTCGAGCGCCCGGGCCTTCGGGGGCCTCCCCTCCGACTACGAGCCCGTCCACGTCCTGCTGGACAGTTGCCGCGAGGCCCTGCCGGACAACCGCGGCCGGGCCCTGACCCACCACTCGTGGTTCATCTACCGCGTCCTGCCCCTCGTCTTCGGCGAGACGATAAGGAACTCCGACGGCCGGGACGTGCCGACGCGGGCGGTGGCGGAGCGGCACGTCCTGGAGGACTACGGCAACCGCTTCGTCCCGACCGCCCAGGACTTTTTGAACGACCTCCCGTCCCAGCCGTGGATGAACAACGGCAGGGGCCAGCCACCACCGAGCGCGAGGTTCATGAACATGTCCGAGATGGAGAAGTACAAGGCGGCCTCCGGGGCCGCCCGCGAGGCGTCACGGGCCGCCCGCGAGACGCTAAAGGCCGCCTTTCTCGAGGCCGCCGACGCGCTCTTCAAGGCCCACCCCGGCCTGCAGAGCTTCGGCCACAAGCAGTACACGAAATACTTCAACGACGGCGACGCGACCTACTTCTCGGCCCGCACCGAGGAGCCGGACGTCAACGGCGAGTGCGGCTACGACCTGCCCGAGGAACTGGCGCCGCTGCAGGCGGCCGTCGCCGACATGCTGGGCCAGTTCAGCGAGGAGGACATGCAGTACGCCTTCGGTGACCACAAGGAGGTGGTGGTGACGCGTGAGGGGGGCCTGCAGGTGTCGAGCTACACCTCGCACGACTAGGTAGGGTATCTCCTTGCATGAGGGTCACGCACCGCCTTTACGCCGTCCCGCCCGGGAAGGACAAGAAGAAGGAGATGGGCCGCTACGAGGCCAGCGAGTGGCAGTTCGCCGAGAAGCGGGCTGAGCACCTGCGGGAGCTCGGGTACGGCTCCGTCGAGGTCGTGACGTTCTACGAGGACCCCGACGATGACTGAGGCCTTCCTTCCCCTAATCAACCTGGGCGGGGCCGTCACGGTGACGGCCATGTTCCTCCTGTTCATCTACAAGAGGGGCGAGAAGACCGAGGAGCTGGTCAAGGAGGTGACGGAGAAGCTGAACGCGTCCGTCGCCCGCATCGCCGAGGTGGAGCAGGGCTGCCGCCAGCACAACCAGGCGCTGGGCGACGCCTTCCTGAAGCACAACGACCAGCAGGCCGTCGCCTTCATGGCCGTCGTCGAGCGGTACCACAACGAGATGGTCACGACCGTCAAGGACCAGCTGGACGTGTCCCGCGACAACACGAGGGCCATGGTCGAGCTGAACGAGTCCCTGCGGGCCCACCTGAAGACCCCTTGATGTCCCTCCGCCGGCCGGGTAACCTGGCCGTAAAGGAGGATTTATGCACACCTTGAAGGGCGAAGTCATCACCTGGTCGTTGTTCGGGCACGAGCGGAGGCTCGCGCTCCTGAGCGTGCCGCTGGGCACGCTGCTGCGGGTCATCCGCACGACGCCGTACGACGCGGCCACCGGCCGCGGGGAGCAGCGCGAGCTGGTCGAGTCCCACTCCCGCCACCTGTTCCGGGAGGCCGAGGCCGGCAACTACACGCCGGCGCCGCTGGCCGCCGGCCTGTCGCCGGCCCACCTGTCGGGCCTGCGGCTGGAGGGCGGCCGGTTCGAGCTGGACGTGGACGAGAGGCGGCCGCTGCCGCTGACGGACGGCGGCCACCGCGTCGACATGCTCGGCCGGGCGCTCAAGGAGGCGTACGAGCGGCTGCAGGGCGCGCGGGGCCAGGACGGCTACCAGCGCATGAACGAGGAGCTGAACGCCCTGGTCAACCTGCCCGTCCCGCTGACGCTCTACCTGGACGGGGACACGCAGAGGGACTTCGTCAACCTGCAGATGGGCCGGCCGGTGGACAAGGCCCAGCTGCTCTCCCTGCGCGCGCAGAAGTTCCTGAAGGACCCGACCCTCAAGCTGGCGTGGCTGACGGCCCGCCGCCTCGACGAGCTGGACGGGCCGTTCAAGGGCCGCATACGGTTCGACACCCACTCCGAGGGGGTCGGGGCCATGCCGGTGACGACCCTGTGCGCCCGCACGTCCAGCGACCTGGGCACCAGCCTGGTGGGGACCGCCACGGTGGCGGCCAGGCTGGGCGTCAAGTCGCCCGCCGACCTGGCCGCCCTGGTGGGCGCGTGCGCCAGGGCGGTGGAGAGGTACGCCCCGGGGGCCTCCGAGCCGGGCAAGGCCCTGACGCCGCCCGACCGCAAGGGCACCAAGGGGGCCGCCACCATGCTGGTCGGCGTGGCCAACTGCGCCCTGTGGCTGCTCCAGGGCACGAAGTTGGGGCGGGCCCAGGCCGAGAAGGTCGGCTCCGCCGCGAGGGCCATCGACGTGCCGATTCAGAAGGCCTTCCCGGCCAGCTTCAAGCGGCAGCTCCTGGGGGCCTACGCCCACGAACTGTTCTCCGACTGGGCCGGGCCCAAGACCGGCGGCGTGCCCGACGGGCTGCTGGATGCCCTGTCGCACGGCTCCTTCAACCTCACCCGCCCGGCCAAAGAATGAACGTCACCTGCCCGGTCAACTTCACGTCCTACGGCCTGTGCGGCCTGAACGTCCTGAGGGCCCTGGACCGGGCCGGGGCCTCGCCCGCCTGGTGGCCCATAGGGGACACCCAGGCCCACCGGGCCGACGCCGACTTCCTGGCCGAGCTGAAGGGGCGGCAGGCCGGGTACGACCCGCGCGCCGCCTCCCTCCGGCTGTATCACGACTTCGACCTCGCCCAGCACGTCGGGCGCGGCAAGCGGGTGGCCTACACGATTTTCGAGCTCGACCGCTTCACCCCGCGCTCCCTGCACCAGCTCCTGTGCCAGGACGCGGTGGCCGTCCCGAGCCGGTGGGCCGCATCCGTCCTCCCAGACGTCGAGAAGCACGTGGTCCCGTTGGGGATTGACAGGTCTATCTTTTTCCCGAGGCCCATGCCCGGCCCCGGGCCCACCACGTTCCTCACGGTGGGCAAGTGGGAGAGGCGGAAGGGCCACGACGTCCTGCTGCAGGCGTTCGAGCGGGCGTTCTCCCCGTCCGACGACGTGCGGCTGGTGCTCGCCTGCGCCAACCACTCCGTCCCCGGCGGCCCCGAGCGGATGGCGGCCTACAACCGCGGCTGGGAGGACTACTACCGGACCAGCCGCCTGGCGTCGAAGGTCACCCTCGCCCCCAGGCTGGGCACCCAGGCCGAGCTGGCCGCCCTCATGGCGTCGGCCGACTGCGGCGTGTTCCTGTCGCGGGCCGAGGGGTGGTGCGCTCTTCCCGGTACCGTGGTGGACACTGAAGAAGGTAGTGTGCCAATAGAGAGCGTTAAGCCCGGCCAGAAAGTCTTCACTCACAAAGGTCTCCCAGGGACGGTCACTCGTTCTATTCGCCGGCCATACAGCGGTGATGTAGTATCCATCCGCGTAGCCGGCGTTAACTGGCCCATGAGGTTCACGCCAGAGCACAGGCACTACATCTCGACAAAGAACACTAGCGTCAACTTTTCCAAAATACCTCTTTCCGCCAGGTTTGTTGATGCCGGGTCGTTAAAGAGGGGAGATTTCTGGGTCGTCCCCAAGTTGTCCACTAACTGGCAAGATAACGTGTCTCTTAAAATGTCAGCGTTCGTGGGTGTAGCGCCGGACGACGACGGCTACGTCCGCTGCAAGATGTCCTACAAGGGTAAGCCTCAGCCTTCGCTTACGGAGCTTGCCAATGAGTTTTCTTGTTCCCATCAAATGGTAAGCGACGTGCTTCGTGGGCGGGCAAAAAACCTTTCTCTGAGCCGAGCCCTTGCTGGAATGGGGGTTGGCGTAAGGGAAGTCACAAAGTTCCGCGACGAAGTGAGATTGACACGACCTTTCATGTTCCTCCTTGGACACTACCTAGCGGAAGGGTGGGCGGAGAGTTGCAAGGTCGGCCTGGCCACCCACGGGAACGAGAGGTGGGGAAGGGCTCGTTCTGCTTCAGCTATCAAGTCTTGTTTCGGCCTTCTCGCTTCTGAACGATTCAAGGGAGGCGGCTGTCGTCTCACGTTCAATAGCTCTCTTGTTAGCAAGTTGCTGGTGGCCCTGTGCGGAAAAGGTGCTAAAGACAAGTTTATTCACCCTGTTCTTAAAGAGTCGTCTTTCCTCGCGGAGTTAATCCGTGGCTACTTTTACGGAGATGGCTGTTGGTTTGATAGTTCGCCCACGATGACGACCGTGAGCCATCGACTAGCGCGAGACGTTGTCGAGTGTCTCAACCGCCTTGAGATTTTTTCCTGTGTTCGTGAGAGTAAAAGAGCCAGACGTAGTGGCTCGACGGAGTATGTTATTAGCGTACCAAGCCAATATTCCGGGAAGTTCTGGGAGGTCGTTCGCCCGGTGAAGTACAACCACCCCGTGCCTCGCCCAGTTGCCAAGAGGGCTCACTCTTATGCAAGAGAGGATGAGAAGGCGTTTTACCTCCCCATCAGGTCGGTGAGTCGGCTCCACTACAGCGGTGACGTTTACAACCTGTCCGTCGAAGGTGACGAGAGCTACACGACGTGGGGCTACGCCACCCACAACTGCATGCCCCTGTCGGAGATGCTCGCCATGGGCCGCCCGGCCATCGCCACGTTCGTCACGGCCCACACGGAATACTTGACCCAATCAAACGCCCTCCTCGTCCAATGCCCCGACACGGAGGAGGCTCACGACGGGGTGTGGTTCACGGGCCAGGGGCGGTGGGCCAGCCTGGGGGACGGGGAAATCGCCCAGGCCGCCGAGCACATGAGGGCGGTCCACGAGGACAAGCGGCGGGGCCGCCTCGCGGCCAACGACGCCGGGGCGCGGGACATGGAGAGGTACACGTGGGACGAGACGGCGCGGGGCCTGCTGGCGTGCTGACGTTCGAGGACAGCCTGTCGAGGGCCCGCCCGGCCGAGGACTGGGCCCTCGGTTACCTGTCCTGGTGCGGCCTGTCTCCCGAGAGGGACTCGCGGGCCGGCCACGACCTGCTGTTCCGCCTCGGGCGGCTGGTGCTGAGGGCTGAGGTCAAGCACGATTTTTTGGTCGACAGGACGGGGAACGTGGCCCTGGAGCTGTGGAACAGCCGGCGCGGCGCCCCGTCGGGGCTCACGGCCACGCGGGCCGACGTGTACCTGTACGCGCTGGGCGACGGCGGCGGCTCCGGCCTGTGGGCGGCGGCGGTGACGACGCTGAAGGCGTTCGTCGAGTGGTGTAACGACTACTCGCTCTACGAGCGGGCCGGCGACGGTAACGCCCGCGTCAGGGTTTACAAAAAAAACACATTCCTTACCCCGTTTTACCGCCTGGACCTCTTGACAAAAGAACAAGCCGTCAACACAATCAACAGAATCAACAATGAAGTGGCTCAAGTTCACGATTGGCGAAGGCGGCGTGATTGGCTGCGAGGCCGGCTGGGGCCGCTCTGAGCAGGGCGAGGCCGCCTACGAGCTGGCCCTGCTTCTACACGCCCTCGGCACCGGCCAACTGAAGGGCAACGCCCTGCGAGGCATCGCCCAGCGCGACGTCGGCGTCGCCGCCTCCGTGGCGGCCGCGCTGAGCGAGAGGCCCGGGCCGCTGGTCAGCCCGACCGACGCGATGAAGGGGTATACATGAAAGAGGGCGACAACGTCCTGTGCGTGGAGCACCCGTGCGGCGAGCTCGTCGGCCGCCGGGGCGTCGTCTCGTGCCGGTGCGAGCTCGACCCCAAAGTCCACACGTCGCCCCTGTACAACGCCAACGAGCAGTGCTGGGAGGTCCGCTTCGACATGGGCACGCACAGGCTGGTCGGCCACGTCTACGCCCGCGAGGTGCGCGTTGACTAGCGCGAGGGTCGAGCTGGACTCGGTCAACCCCGACGGCACCCGCCTGACGACCATGGTGCTGCGGCTGCCGCGCTGCCTGCTCGCGCAGCTGAACAAGCACCGGGCGTTCTCCAGCTCCGCCATGTCCATGCGGGCCGTGCCGACGCGCAAGCTCCTGCGGCAGGCCCTCCTGCGGCCGTTCACCCCGTCCTGGACGGCCAACCGGCCCGGCATGTCGGGCCGGCCCCTGGGCGGCCTGCGGGCCGTCGCGGCCGCGTGCGTGTGGCGGGCCGCGTCCGCCCTCTGCTGCCTCGTCTCGCTGGCCCTGTGGGCAATCGGCGTGCACAAGCAGAACGCCAACCGGGCGCTCGAGCCGTTCCTGTACGTGGACGTGGTGGTGAGCGGGACGGAGTGGGAGAACTTCTTCGCGCTGCGCTGCGAGGACCGCGCCCAGCCGGAGATGCGCGAGCTGGCCCTGGCCATGCTGGAGGCCTACCGGGCCAGCGAGCCGCGACAACTGGAGTGGGGCGAGTGGCACGCGCCGTTCGCCGAGGGCCTCCCGGACGCCGACGCCCTGTCCGTGTCGGCCGCCCGGTGCGCGCGGGCGAGCTACGCCAGCCACGACGGGGGGTTCTCCGTTGAGAAGGACCGCGGCCTGGAGGCCAGGCTCCTGTCGTGGGGCGACATGGTGCCGTTCGAGCACCAGGCGATGGCGGTGCGGGGCCTGCCCGGCTCGGGCAACTTCGGCCCCGGGTGGCTGCAGCGGCGCAAGACCATGAGTGGCGAGCGGCGGAGCTTCCCGTTGTGAAAAGCATCAGTTGGGCCAAGTTCGTCGACCCGCTCGACGGCATGGCCCCGGCCGGCCAGCTGTTCAGCCCCGGCGAGCCGTACGACGGCCCGCACGGCCGCTACGTGAACGTGGGCGACGGGCTGGTGCCCGTGCGCGAGGGCCTGCCGGCGTTCAGGGCGTTCAACCTCTACATCGGCCACACGAACTTCGACATCGACTCGGCGTTCGTCGAGCAGGTCGCGAAGTTGCCGGGCGTCGAGACGCTCGACGTGTTCACTCGCTACCGCTTCCGCCTCGGCATCGGCCGGTGCTTCAAGCCGGCCGACGTGCGCCAGTCGATTAACGACCTCGTGTGCCCGCCGCGGCGGACGGGCCTCGGCGTCCTTACCAGCCTGGCGCGCGCCGACGGCCGCGACTGGGCCCTGTGGAGGCAGGATGGCCTGTTGCGGCTCGTCTACGGGGGGCGCGAGGGTGGCGGTGAGCTCGTCGCTTCATCCTGACCTGGCGGCCCCGCCCCCACGCCACGTCTCCGACGCCTGCCTGCGAGCCGCCCTGGCCGACGGCAAGGTGCGGGCCATGATGAAGTACGCCTCCGCCCCGTTCGCCGCCCAGCTGGGGGGCGACCAGTCGTGGAACAGCTGCCTGCACGGCCTGTACAAGGCCCTCCGCCTGCACGACTTCGGCCGCCAGGCCCTGACCACCTCCGTCGTGTACTTCTGCCGCAAGCAGCTCCTGACCGACCTGGACCGGTTCGGCCCGGCCCCGTGCCGCGACCCGCTGGGCCTGAGCTCGCCGCCCGACGCGTCGGGGTATCAGCTACTGGAGGGCCTCGGGGACTTCCAGGCGTGGCTCGTCCGCGAGGTGGTCGTCTACCGGCGCAGCCTGCGCTCGCTCGCCCGTGAGCTGGGCCTGAGCTCGAGGAAAATCTCACGACTTTACCGTCAGGCCATCGAGGAGGCCCGCAATGGATAAGAAGGTACTGAAGGACATCATCAAGACCGCCCTGTCGGCGGCCGAGATTCTCGCGCAGTTCACGGCCAACAAGGTCGACGATAAAATCGTCGCCCAGATGGCGGTGCTGGCCGAGAAGGAGTGGCTGCTCGACCTGCTGCTCAAGCTGCTCGGCAAGTCCGACGAGGAGATGGTGGCCATCTTCAAGGAGCACGTCGCTTGAAAAAGGCCCTCCTCGTCCTCCTGCTCCTGGCCGGCGCGGCCCGGGGCGAGGCGGCGTTGCCCGAGCAGAAAATCACGGGGGCGGAGAGGCCCATCCCCCGCGGCGAGCTCGTCGACCTGTCCGTCACGCCCCCCGGCAAGGTCGAGGGCCTCGTGGCCGTCGTGTACACATGGACGGTGCTGGAAGACGGGCCGGGCGGCCTGCAGGTCAAGAAGGTCCGGGCCGTCCCCGACGGGGTGTTCTTCGGCTCGGGCGTCAAGGACAAGAAGGTGTTCGTCGTCTGCGTCGTCAGCTACCTGTTCAAGGTCGGCGACGCCCACGAGGTGAAGACCGCCCGCCTGACGGCCGTCGTCGCGGTCGGCGACGAGCAGCCGGGCCCGGTCGACCCGGTCGGGCCCCAGCCGGTCGAGTCCGCCCTCGTGAAAGCGCTCCGGAAGGCCTACTCGTCCGAGGCCGGCGACGACAAGGCCAGGCTGGCGGCCTCACTCGCCGCCCTGTACCGGGCCGGCGCCAAGGCGGCCGGGGGCGAGGCCGTCAGGACGTACGGCGACCTGCTCGCGGACATGTCCGCCACCGCCAAGGACCTGGGCGTCAGCGGCAAGCTGCTCGCCGTCCAGGCCGAGGCCGCCGCCCACCTGAAGAAGTCCGGCCTGCCGACGTCGCGCGACGCGGCCATGACCGACGACGTCCGCAAGCTGGCGGCGGCCAAGTTCCTCGAGGTGGCTATGGCCCTGGAGGAGCTCAAGTGAGCGACTTCGACCCCCAGGCCCTGTGCGGCTGGGTGCCGTTCGAGCGGCGCGAGCGCGAGCAGGCCGAGCTGGCCGAGGCGTGCGTGGCCCGCATGGCGCCCTTCCAGATTACCTACTCCGAGGGCTATCTCGACAGCGACGTCCGGAAGTTGCTCCTGACCGACCTGTGGAAGCACGACCGCATCACCAAGAAGTTGGGGCGGCCCTTCCCGGGGTGGCTCCAGTGGACGGGGAGCTGCTTCCCGGCCGGTACGCCCGTTCGCATGGCCGATGGTTCGGAAAAAGCCATCGAGGACATCCGCGTCGGCGACCTCGTCATCACCCACATGGGTCGTGCCCGTCGGGTTGTTGACACGATGAGCCGCAGCTACACCGGCGACCTCGTCTCGGTCCAGGTTCGCTCGCTCGCTTTCCCGGTGGAGATGACAGCGGACCACCGCGTGGCGGTGATGCCCAGTCGCTGCAACTGGTCCTGGCAGCCGGGAGAACTGGAGTGGAAGAGGGCTGACGAGCTCCAAATTGGCGACATGTCGCTGCTCGGGTACGACCGCGAGGGCGGAAACGGGGCAGACCGCGTCAGCGTCTCCGCGCTACTCGGCGATAGGGCCATACGGCTTGACGACCTGATGGAGAGGCGAGAAGCGCCAGTCTCACGCAAGGACGCTGCGGCACATCAATGCTCTAAGCGTGGCGTCAACTGGAAGGGCAGGGCCAAGTTGGTCCGTGGCCGCTACACCAGTGCCGTGCTTGACAGCATCCCGGTTGGGCCGTCGCTCGGCCGGCTCCTCGGCCTTTACCTGGCCGAGGGGACTTGCTCCGAAGACCGGGTCGTCTTTTCACTCCACGCCAAGGAGGAGTCGCTCGGTGCCGAGATAGTCGCGCTTGTTCGCGGTCTGTTCGGCGTCGGCGGAAAACTGGCCCACTCTCGAAAAAGGCCGAACAACCTCAGGGTTGTCTTCAGCAACAGCACGCTGTCCGCCACCCTGAAGGCCATGGTCCCCGGCAACACTTACAGCAAGAGGGTGCCGGGCTTCCTGATGGCCGCCGACGAGGCCACGCGGCTGGCCACATTGCTGGGCTGGATGGCCGGCGACGGACACATCAAAGACGTCAAAAGGAAGAACAAGAACGAAATTAGCATGCGTGGCGTGTCGGCCTCGCCCGGCCTTGCGCGTGATATGACGACACTGGCCATCTCTTGCGGTCTCAAGGCGTCGTGTTGCAAGAGGAAGGCCCGAGGTCGAAGTCGTGTCGCCTATGACATCTATCTGGCCGGGAGGAAGGCCGTATCTCTCTGTCCGCAGTTGGCCGGCGCCTTGACGGACGGTCGCAGGTTGACTGACACCTGCACGTCCCGAACACAATACGGATATGCCAGGGCGGTCAAGAAATTGGACCGCAGGCCGGTCGAGCGCATGACCGTGTACGACTTCGAAGTGGAGGAGGACCACTCCTTCGTCGCCGGCGGCCTAACGGTGCATAACTGCGTCGGTGTCGGCGGCGGTAACGTCCTGGCCAGCCTGAACTTCGTCGAGGTGGTGAGGCTCGGCCAGGCCGAGGAGCTCATCCTGCCGTTCTGGCTGTACCCGTACGGCAAGTCGCGGCAGCGCGGCGGCATGCGCGGCAGTGGCCAGGGCAGCTTCGGCAGCACGTTCGCCGAGGCGTGCCTGGAGGACGGGGCGCCCGGCTCGCACCTGGACGGTCTGCCGACCATTAACTGGGCGGCCGACAACGTCAACTACGGCGACCTCGCGGAGATGCAGTGGAGCGACGGGGCGGCGGCCCCTGCCCCAATCGTCCAGGAGGCGCGTCGTCGACTCGTGCGTGCCGTCTCCCCCGTCCGCTCGGCCCAGCAGGTCTGGGACGCCAACAAGAACCTCTACCCGTGCACCTGCGCCTGCGACAAGATTATCGACCGCGGCATGGTGAAAATCGAGGGAGGCAACGAGAAGGCGGCCGTGGGGCGGCGTAACGGCCGCGGCGGCCACCAGACCAGCTGGCTGGGCGTCTGGGACCACCCGGAGCTGGGCAAGCTGTTCTGGGAGCAGAACCAGTGGCCGCGCAGCATGTATCCCGAGGACCCCGGGGGCGGCCCGAGGGGCGGGTGCTGGGTGACGTGGGACAGCGTCGACTGGGTGTGCAGGAACGGCGAGGCCTACGCCTTCAGCCAGTACGACTACTACCCGTCGCAGGACGTCAGTTACATCTTCTGAGAAGAACATGAAGTTTCTTTCCTTGCTCGCGCTCCTCGCCTCCTCGCTCCCCGCCTTCTCGCGGGACGTGGACCTCGAGGCCCGTGCCTCGCTGTCCATGGCCGGGGCGGCACGCTCCCGGATGGTCACGGCGGCGGCCCCGGCCGTCCCGACGCCCGCGACGGCCGGCGGCAAAATCACCGTGCCTCGCGGCGACGTGGCGTCCGTGGGCACGGCCACCGTCATCGGCCCCCGGCGGGCGGACGGCCGCTGGGACGTCCTGACCGCCGCCCACGTCGTGCGGGGGGCCGAGCGGGCCTCCCTGGCCGTCGGGGGCAAGTCCGTCAAGCTCGTCGTGGCCGTTACCGACGAGAAGGCCGACGTGGCCTGGCTGGTCACCGAGGTGGCGCACGAGCACCTGCCGTTCGCCCTGCTGGCCGACCGCCCGGCCAAGGCCGGCGAGGCCCTGTGGCACAAGGGCTGCACGTCGGGCGAGTGCGAGGGCAAGGCGCTGCCGACCACCAACGAGATTGGCACGCTGTGGACCGACCTGCCCGGCTCGTTCGGCGACTCGGGCGCGGCCATCTTCCGCAAGTCCGACGGCCGGGTCGTGGCCGTCCTGACCGGCTCGCCCAACCACGGGGCCCGCGAGGGCAAGCAGGTGATTGGCGGCGGCTTGCTCCGCATCGTGCTGGCCCGCGCGGCCAAGGCCGTCAAGAAGTTAGTGCCCAAGCGTCGTGACGGCGAGGCCCACCCCGACGGCGGCGGCTGGCGGTGGAGCGCGCAGTGGAACTGCTGGATTAGGGAGCGGCCTGTGTCGGCCGCCTGGCCCTCGGCGGCCGTGCGCGCGTCCGAGTGCCGGCCCTGAAGGTGACGCGCACATCCCGGTCGGGATGAATGAAAAAGACGCTCTTCGCCGCCCTCGCGTCCGTGGCCCTCTTCGCCATGGCGGCCGCCCCGCCCCCGCCGCCCGCCTGGGAGCGGGTCGGGGCCGAGGCGGGCCTCCCGGCCCTGCTCGCCTGCTCCGTCACCGTCCGCTGCCAGGACGGCTCCGGCTCCGGCGTCGCCTTCCTCAACGCCTCCCGCCGCTTCGTCTGGACCAACGCCCACGTCGTCGCCTCCCTGAGAGAAGAAACAAGAACTCTTGACAAACCAAATAAATTCTCTATAACTGTAACATGGAAAACGTGTTACGTCATGCAGGCGTCGGAACTAGACGGGCAGGTGATTACGAAGATGCGCGGGTGGCCGGCGAAGGTGGTGCGGTACGACGCGGAGGCCGACCTGGCGGTGCTGGAGGTGTCGGGCGGGTCGTACGGGAGCGTGAGCTTCGGACGGAGGCAGCCGCGGCTGGGCGAGGGGCTGTGGCTGGTCGGCTCGCCGGGCGGGCCGGGGCACTCCTGGTCGGTCTACCGGCACCACGCCTCGTCGTTCCGCGGCCCGTGGGGCTCGACGGGCGGCCCGTTCTACCCGGGGTGCTCGGGGGGCGGCCTGTTCGACTCGGGCGGTCGGTGCGTCGGGCTGATGACCCGCTACATGCTCGAGGGCAGCCACGGGATTGGCCAGTACGTGACGGCGGTGGAGGTGCGGCGGTGGGCGGCCGAGAAGGGGTGCCTGTGGGCCCTCGACGGCTCTGAGTCAGCCCCGGACGAGACGGGGCCGGAGGAAAGATGATATTTGAGGACAGGTTGCCCAAGAAGGCCAGGCACGTCGCCGCCAGCGTCTACGCGACGCTGCTCCACCCGGGCCACGTCGACTACCTGGAGGCGGCGGCGTTAATCGGGCCCCTGACGGTCATCGTGAACAACGACGGGCAGCTGGCGAGGAAGAAGGGCGTGGGGCTGCCCCACCCGTTCCTCGACGAGCGGGCCCGGGCCCGGATAATCGGCGCCCTGCGGTGCGTGTCCCGGGTCATCGTGTCGGTCGACGACGGCCCGAGCGTCTGCCGCACGCTTGGGCTCCTGCACCAGCTGCACCCCGTCGACGTCTTCGCCAACGGCGGCGACGTGGAGGACAGCCTGGAGTCGTCCCTGTGCAGCCAGCTAGGCATCGAGTGCGTGTACGGGGTCGGCGGCGGCAAGTCCCACTCCTCCAGCCAGATGATTGAGGACATCCGCCGGTGACACGATACGAGGACGTCCGGCGGCAGACGACAGAGGAGTACTTCAACGGCAACTCCTTCAGCGTCGACGCCTTCAACAAGAAGTACGCGGCCTTCGCCGGCGAGACCTACGTGCAGGCCCTCAAGCGGGTCTGCGACTACGTCGCGTCGGTCGAGGACACGGCCGAACTGCGGGAGCTCTGGTCGCGACGCTGGTTCGACGAGGTCTACAACGACTGGTGGCACCCGGCCGGCAGCATCATGCAGGGCGCCGGCTCCGGCAAGGCCGTGTCGCTCGCGAACTGCTTTAGCCGCGACACCGAGTTTATCACGAACGATGGCGTTCGCTCTTTCCTTGACTTCAGGGACGGCTCGCAGGTCGAGGTCCTTAACAATTACGGCGGTTTTGTCCCGGCGACCGTGCGCTCTTACGGCACGCAACCTCTCATGGAGGTCGTCCTTAGAAGGCACACCATCGTCAAGACCGTCTACGCTACGCCAGGCCATAACTGGCGAGTTCTCCAGCAAGGGGCGTTCTCAAGCCGCCGCACCGACGAGCTTCGCCACGGTGACACCCTCCCGTACGTCAAAAGGAAGTGGGCGGAGACGACGTCTGGCGGAAGGTATGTCTGCCCGTTCGGGATTGTCCACGGCCTTGTCTACGGCGACGGCCACTTCGACAAGGGGACTGAGACCTGCACGCTAACGCTGTGCGACAACTCGAAGGAGATGTTGCCTCTCTTTGACTCCTTGCCGTTCAACAAGTCTCGAAGCGGTGACCACGTCAAGGTGAGTTACCTGCCCGGACACATGAAGTCCCGCGACGACGCCATGTTCTCCGACGGCCGATACCTTCTTGGCTTCCTGGCCGGTTGGTTCGCCGCGGACGGGACCGTCGACGCCGACGGCCGCGCCGAGCTGTCTTCCTCCAACCTGGAAGACCTTCTTTGGGCCAAGAGGCAGGCCGAGAGGGTCGGGCTGTATCTTTCCGCCCCACGGCTCTTGCGTGACGCCTCCCCTTTTGACGGCAACTCCGACCACAAGTTGTACTCCGTCTATTTTTGGAAAGACTGCCTGTTCAAGGAGTTCTTTCTCAAGCCCTTCCACCGGCACAAGTGGGACTCGTACGAGGCCTCACTGACCCAGCCGAAGCGAGTCAACTGGACGGTTGAGTCCGTGTCCCACACGGACCGGCGAGAGGTCGTGTGGTGCGTCGATGTGCCTAGCGACCATAACTTTACACTCTCGGGAGGTGTAAATACAGGGAACTGCACGACGGTCTCCCTGGGCTCCAGGCGGGACGGCGAGGAGTGGGACAGCCTCGAGGCCATCATCCGCGGCTCGGCCTACACGGTCGCCAAGTGCGCGGCCTACCGCCAGGGCCTCGGTGTCGACTTCTCCCGCGTCCGCCCGGCCGGCATGGGCGTTTTGAACTCGGCCAACGAGTCGACCGGGGCCGTCCACTGGATGAAGCTGGTCGACAGCCTCGGCTACTTCGTCGGCCAGAAGGGCCGCATCCCGGCCATGCTGTTCAGCCTGTCCTGCCGCCACCCCGACGTGTTCGCCTTCTGCGGCGTCAAGGCCTCGCGCACCGACGTGCAGAACGCCAACATCTCCGTCCAGGTGACCGACGACTTCTACGAGGCCGTCGAGAAGGACGGGGAGTGGGAGCTGGCCTTCGACGTCCCGGCCGTCGCGAAGGGCGAGCGGGTGTGGGTCGACGGGGCGTGGGCGGCCGACGGGGCCCGGAGGTGCCCGGAGACCGGCCGGTGGTACTACACCTCCCGCCGCGACCGCCCGGCCGAGTCCCTCCGCCGCACGGTCAGGGCCCGCGAGCTGCTCGAGGTCATCGCCCGCAACATGTGCGAGCACGCCGAGCCGGGCATCCAGAACATCGACCTGGCCAGGCGGCTGTCCAACTCCGACTACCTCTACGACGACGGCTCGCCCTACGACTCGCGAATCATCTCGTCGAACGCCTGCAGCGAGCAGTACCTGTCACGCGAGAGCCTGTGCGTCCTGGCGTCGCAGAACGCCGGCAAGTTCAGCCCCGACCCCGGGTGCTTCGAGCTCGAGCAGGCCCGCATCGCCCCGTCCATGAACCACTTCCTCGACAACGTCAACGAGTGCGAACTTAGGTACGGGACGTACGCCACCGAGCAGCAGCGGCTGGCCATCGAGATGCTGAGGCGGACCGGGGCCGGGTTCACCAACCTGGGGGCGTGGCTGCTCAAGCGGGGCGAGGCGTACGGCTCGCCCGAGGCGGTCGAGTCGGCCAGGCTGTACGCGACGCGGATGAACTACCACCTGTACAGGCACTCCATCGAGAACGGGAGGGCCAAGGGCAGCTTCGGGATGTTCGACAGGGAGAAACTGGAGAGGTCTCCCTTCATCCGCCGCATGATGGGCATGGGGCTGGAGTTCGACGCGCTGCGCAACGTCACCAACTCGAGCGTCGCCCCGACGGGCACCCTCAGCCTGATGTTCCGCGAGGAGGTGATGTCCTACGGCGGCGAGCCGCCGTTCGGGGCCTACTACTGGAAGCGGACGCGAATCAGCGGCCGCTACGAGTACTACTTCTGCGTCCCGTCGGTCGTCCGCGAGGAGCTCCGCCGCCACGGCGTCGAGCTGCCGGTCGGCTCCGACACGGTGCGCGACTCGTGGGACGGCCGGGTCGGGCTCCCGGTCGCCAGGGCCATCGACGCCGCCATGAAGGAGCACGGCCTGAGCTTCCGCCGGGCGACCGACGTGACGCCGTCGGACAAGCTCGACATGATGTCGGCCATGATGGACGGCGTCGACTCGTCCATCTCCATCACCTACATGCTGCCGGCCGGCACGGACTGGCGCGGCGTCTACGACTTCATCCTCGAGGCCCGCCGGCGGGGCGTCAAGTCCATCGCGGCGTTCCCCGACCGGCAGATGTACGGGATTGTGTCGTACGAGCCGTTCAGGTCGCTGGCCGAGAGGCTGACGCGGGACGGGGTGGCCATCCACGAGCAGAACTTCACGCCCGACGAGCTGTCGCAGCTGGGCCAGTCCCGGCCGGCCGGCCGGCCCGAGTCCCCGGTCCGCACCCACGCCCCCAAGAGGCCGAAGACCGTCCCGTGCGACGTGCACGTGGTTCGCTCGGGCGGGAAAAAGTTCACCGTCGCCGTCGGCCTGCTGGGCGGGGCCCCCTACGAGGTGATAGCCCGGGACGGAGACGTCGCCCCGCCGGGGCCGGCGCAGCTGCGGAAGGTCCGGCGGGGGGTGTATTCCCTCCTGTCGCCCGAAGGCGACGAGCTGTGCGAAAACATGGCCCTGTGCCCGGCCGACGAGGAGTCCCTCACCCGCATGGTGTCGACGGCCCTCCGCCACGGCGCGGACGTCAAGTTCGTCGCCGGCCAGCTGGACAAGACGCGCGGCGACCTGCAGAGCTTCGGCAAGGCGCTGGCCCGCGCCCTCAAGCATTACGTCAAGGACGGGGAGGCGGTGTCGGGGGCGTCGTGCCCGGACTGCTCCCAGTCATTAATCTACGCCGAGGGCTGCTCGCGGTGCCCGGCGTGCGGCTGGAGCAGGTGCTGATGACCCCCCGAGACGTGAGAGACCTGACGTTCCGCGGCCGCAGCACCGGCTCCGGCCTGCACCGCTCCGTGTTCGAGGCGGCCGCCCGCGACCTGCCGGACGGCCTGGCCCTCGAGATGGGCACCGGCCACGGGCACTCGACCCGCGATTTGTGCGAGTGCCTGGGCCGCAAGGTCTACACGTTCGACTGGTTCCACGGCCTGCCCGAGGACTGGAACGAGGAGAACCCCCGCGGGGCGTTCAGCCGCGACGGCGTGCCGCCCGAGCTGCCCGCGCTGGCGGAGGCCGTCGTGGGCCGGTTCGAGGACACGCTCCCGGGCTTCCTGGCGTCCCACGGCGGGCCGGTCGCCTGGCTGTCCGTCGACTGCGACCTGTACGCCCCGGCCAAGCTCTGCCTGTCCCTCGTCCTGCCCCGCATGGCCGCCGGCGGCGTCGTCTACTTCGACGAGCTGCTCGACTACGACGGCTGGGAGTCGCACGAGGCGCTGGCCCTGGCGGAGGCGGTTGACGAACTGGGCTGCTCGCTCGAGCCGCTCTTCTACACCCCGTACGGCTGCACCAAGGCGGCCTTCCGGGTCGCCCGCCCGCAGGAAGGACGCTGAGCCCATGCCGACCTACGAGTACGCCTGCGACGCCTGCGGGGCCTCCCACGAGGAGTTCCGCCGCATGAGCGAGCCCGGGCCCGACGCCTGCCCGGCCTGCGGCGAGGGGGCGAGGTTCCGGCAGGTGTTCGGGGCCCCCGTCCTGGTCCAGTACGGCAACCCGACGACGTTCGGCCAGCAGGCGGAAATCAACGCGAGGAGGGCGGGCAAGGAGCAGATGGCCAGGATGGCCGAGGCCCAGTCGGTCGGCCCGTGGACGGGGCCGACCCCGCCCGGCGCCCAGCCGCCGCCCGAGAGGAAGCTGACGGCCGGCATCGAGCCGGCCGACCTGTCGAAAATCAAGGACGTGCACAAGTACATCGTGACCGGGAGGAAGGATTGAAAGTTTACCTGTCCTGCCGCTCGTGCCAGGCGTGCCTGATGGAAATCATCGTCAGGAAAGGCGACACGACGTACCACGTGACGGCGACGTGCCCGTGGTGCGGCGACAGGAGCTTCTCCCGCGAGCTGACGGGGAGCCTGTTCCCCGGCGCGTTCGGGCTGCTGCGGGACGGCTGCGACGAGGACAGCGACATGGTCACCCAGTTGCGGGACATGGACGTCGAGGGTGACAAGGTGACTTACTTCGTGGAGAAGGCCCATGAGGCAGCCGAGAAAAGGCGGGCGCCGGACAGCTAAGATGCCCGAGGTGTCCGTCGAGGAGGTCCGGTGGCCCGGCGGCGGCGTGGCCGCGAGGCGGTCCCGCTCGGGCGAGGCGTGTCGGTGCGAGGCGCTGTGCTACACGTCCGGGCCCCTGCGCGGCCAGCTGCGGGAGACGGACGGGGAGTACGCCTGGGAGCACCCCAGCGAGATGGCCCCCGTCACCGAGGAGTGTTTCAACTTTTACGTCAGCTACCTGAGGAGCGGCCAGAGGGCGTTCCTCAGCCTGGCGAGGAGGGCGAAGTGACCGAGGCGCAGAGCGAGTACATCGGGCGGCACCGCGACCTGGACGCGGCCGCCCTGGCGAAGGCCACCGGCCTGAGCGTCAAGCAGGTCGAGGCGGCGGTCAAGAGGCTGCCGCCGGTCGAGAACTTCGTCACCCACGCGGGCAGCTTCGCCCACACCGACGCCAGCTCGCGGGCCGGCGACGAGTCCCCCAAGGCGACCGCCGACCGGAGGTTCGTCTGTGACAAGTCCAAGCCCTGCCGCTAGGGGCCCGGCGGAGCTCGACGAGCTGTCGGCCCAGGGCCGCTCCCTGTGGGCGGTCATGCTCCCCGGCGGGCCGGCCTACGGCCTGGACGGGGGCGACTGGCGGGCCCTCGGGAGGCCGGCTACCCCGTCGGCCGTCGGGGTGCGGTTCCGCTCGCGGCACCACTGGCTGCCCGTGCCCGCCGGCCCCGGCTGGCTGTACCTGAGCTTCGCCGCCGAGGCGGCCATGGACGGCGGGCCGACCGAGCACTCGCTCGTCGTCGGTTACGGCTTGACTGTTCATGACGGATTGATTAAGGTTATTTATGAGAGAATCAATACTCCTTTATTGACAATTGCTGACAAGGGAGTGAGGTATGTTAAGCCCGGCGACCCCCGTCTGCTTCCTTATGGCCAAGAAGAAGAGTGAGAAGTCGCCGTTCTGGTCCGCCCGCACGCGCGGCTGGGTCTCGGCGCCGCAGATGCTCGCCGAGCTCAGCTGCGAGCGGCAGGCCCGCGCCAGGGGCGAGTCGCTGCCGCGACGCTTCTGGGCCGACCCCCGCTGGTCCAGGGAGTACAAGGCCGCCGTCACCGCCGCGACCGCCCTGCTGAGGAGCTACCCGCTGCCGGCCGTCGTCGCCGCCGTCCAGTCCGAGGAGTGCCGCGAGGCCTACTCGCTCCGCTCCGACTGGGTCACCGACCGCGCCAGGCGCGAGGCCGAGCGAATCGCCCGCCTGAAGCTGCTCCCGGCCCCGCCGGAGCCAGCCGGCCCGGGCCCCTCCCGCCCGGCGTTCTCGGCCTCCCCGTCCCCCCTCTCCCGCCTAAGGGGCTTCGATGTCTGACCCCGCCCAGAAACGCACCCGCTCGCTGCTCGACAAGAAGTACGGGCAGGTCCTCTTCAGCGTCGAGGCCCCGCTGTCCCGCCCGTCCGGCCGCCTGTCCGTGTCTCCGGTCGTCGACCGCCTGACCGGCGGCGGGCTGCGCGAGGGCACCGTCCTGTCGCTGGCGGGCAAGACCGGCTGCCACAAGACCACCCTGTCGCTGTGCCTGGCGGCCGCCGCCCAGGCCGCCGGCCGGCACGTGTACTACGTCGACGTGGAGGCCGGGCTGACCGACCTGCTGCTCGACGGCATCGAGGGCCTGTCCCGCGACCCGGCGCACTTCACACGCCTCGGCTCGAGCGAGGGCAACATACTGCCGGCCGAGACGTTCCTGAACGCGACGCTCGACGTGGCGCAGAACCACCCCGGGTGCTTCATCATCATCGACAGCATCTCCGCCCTGTCGACGGAGAAGGAGCTGGCCGGCGGCGTCGGCACCGAGACACGGGGCGGCGCCAGCAAGCCGGTCAGCCAGTTCATGCGGTGCGTCCGCTCCACCCTGCCCATCAACCGCGTCAACATCGTCGGCATCATCGAGATGATTTGCAACACGTCCGGGATGGGCGCCCACTTCGTCGAGAAGTCCCCCGAGCAGTGGAAGTACCACTGCGACCACCGCCTGCGGGCGACGAAGTTCGAGAAGAACTTCGACAAGGAGGGCCACCTGCTGGGGGCCGACGTCACCTGGCACGTCGACAAGAACCGCCACGGCCGGCAGTTCTTCGAGCTGGGCACCCGCTTCACGTACTCGACTGGCTCGCGCAAGGGCGGGGTCGACGCCATGGCGGACGCGGTGGCGCTCGCCGAGGCCGACCGCCTCGTCGTCCCCTACGGGGAGAGCAAGTCGGTCCTGTCGCTGGCCTTCCTCGGCGACGACCCGCCCCGGGTCAACGGCCGCGAGCGGCTCAAGGCCGCCCTGCTCGAGAACGAGGCGTGGCTGGCCGCCCTGAAGGCCAAACTGGCCGAGCGCCACGTGACGGCCCTGCCGTGATTGTCACGGGCCTGGACGGGCGGGACCACCACTGGCCGCCCAGGAGGAGGAGGCCGAGGGAGAGGGCCAGCTCCCCCCACAGGGCGGCGAGGGCCCTGCTGGCGAGGCTCTTCCCGGCCGAGCTGGTCTACGAGGAGGTGCCGATACCGGGCAGCCGCCTGTCGGCCGACTTCTACCTCCCGTCCAGCCGCCTCATGGTCGAGGTCCAGGGCCGCCAGCACCGTGGGCACGTCGGCTTCTTCCACCGCGACCGGGCCGGCTCGCAGAGGGCCAGCGACAACGACGGCCGCAAGAGGGAGTTCTGCTCGTTGAACGGCATCAGGCTCGTGGAGTTGCACGATGACAGGACCGACGAGTGGCCCGGGCTCCTGGCTTGAGGGGCTGGCGGCGGCCGAGGGGCTGGCGTGCGAGGGCGAGGCGGCCATGGGCCTGGGCGGGCCGCCCGATTGGCTCGCCGAGCGCGCCCACGCCGCCGCCACCCTCAGCCCCGACCGCGTCCACGGGCTGACCGCCGAGGAGGCCGGCGAGGCCGCCGTCGCCCTCATGCAGGCGGCCCTGTTCTGGCAGAGGGCCCACGGCGTGGCGCTGGGGCGGGCCAGGGCCGCCGAGAGGCGGCTGACGCTGGCCGCCGCCGGCCGCAACCCGTCCCCGATGAGCTACCAGGAGCGGAGGGCTGCGGCCGTGCGCGGCGACCCCGCCCTCATGGAGCTGGAGAAGGCCGGCGCCCAGGCCGAGCTCGAGGCCAACAGGCTGGCGATGGTCGCCCAGCGGGCCTCGGACCTCGCCGGCGCGTTGCTGGCGCTGCAGGCCAGCCGGAGGACGAAATGGACTGGGTGAAGCAGGCGAAGTTGGCCCTGGAGAGGGGCGACCTGGAGGCGGCCCGCGCCGCCCTCGAGAAGGCGACCCCCAAGAAGGCGCCCGCGAAGGCGCCCGCGAAGGCGCGGGCCCGCAAGGCCGCGGCCCAGGAGGCCCCCGTCAACGGGTTCGTCGACGACGGGACCCTCGAGGCCGGCCTGATTGCCGACTCGAAGAGGCAGGCCGCCCGGTCCGCCGCCCGCCGCCCGCCGGCGGCGCCTCGCGTGCTGCGCTGCGGCAAGTGCGGCCGCGACTGCGAGGAGGAGCCCAACTTCCCCGTCTACGGGGCCTACGTCTGCCAGTCCTGCCTTGGGGGCAAGAGGTGATGGACAACCTGAAGGACGTGGCGGCCGAGCGCGGCTACCTGGCCGCGCTGTTCCGCCACGGCAGCGAGCTCTACCTCGACACCGCCGACATGGTCGGCACGGGCACCATCACCGACCCGGCCAACCAGCTGGTGTACGCCTGCCTGCAGGAGGCGTGCCGGGAGAGGCCCCCCGGCCCGCTCGACGTGCCCAGCGTCCTGTCCGCCGCCGCCTCCCTGGGCCTCTCCAACCACCTCGAGACGGGGGACGCCGCCCGCCACCTGCAGGCCGTCGTCCGGACGCAAATCGACGAGGCGGCCGGCAGGCGGCTCGCCGGCCGCCTCCGGCGGCTCGAGGTCGGCCGCCTGCTCGACGCGCAGCTGGACGTCGCCAGGGGCAACCTGTCCCAGCTCAAGGGCGACGAGCCGGTCGACCGCATCCTCGCGGCCGCCGAGGCCCCCATCTTCGACCTGACCAGCCTGCTCAACTCGTCCGGCGGCGAGGGCACGGTGCTGCTCGGCGAGCACGCCGAGGAGTACTACCGCCACCTGATGGACCACCCGGTCGAGCAGCTGGGCGTCGCGACCGGCTTCCCCATGTACGACCGGGCCATCGGCGGGGGGCTCAGGCCCAACAGCCTCAACGTCTTCGGCGCCCGGGCCAAGGCTGGGAAGAGCTACATAGTAGACCGCTTCTGTCTCAATATCGCCCGCAGCGGCGTCCCGGTACTCAACCTCGACACGGAGATGAGCCGGGACGAGCACCTCGTCCGGCTCGGGGCGATGGTGACGGGGTTGCCGGTCTGGGACATCGAGCGGGGCCGGGTCGGCACGGTGGCCCAGCGGCGGGAGGCCATGGTGGTCGCCGGGCGGGAGCTCAATGGGCTGCCCCTCTACTCCCGCTCCATCAGCGCCGAGCCGCTCGAGGAGACGCTGGCCCACATGCGGCGGTGGGTCGTCAGGCGGGTCGGCCTGGCGGAGGACGGCAAGGCGAAGCCTTGTGTGATTTTCTACGACTACCTCAAGCTCATGGCCGCCGAGCACCTGACCAGCTCGGGGATGAGCGAGTACCAGGCGATGGGCTTCGTCGCGACGAGCCTGAAGAACTTCGCCGCCCGCTACGGCGTCGCCCTGGTGGCCATGGTCCAGCTGAACCGCGACGGCATCGACCGGGAGGACGTGACGGCCCTGTCGCAGTCCGACCGCATCAGCTGGTTCTGCACGTCGCTGTTCTACTACAAGCAGAAGTCCGAGGCCGAGCTTCTGGAGGACGGGCCGGAGTGGTCGCACAAGCTCGTCTACGTGCTGTCGCGGCATGGCGAGGGCCTGCCGCCGGGCGACTACATCAACGTGAGGGCGCGGTACGGCACCGGCGAGCTGTCCGAGGGGCCGACCAAGTCCGCGCTCGTGCAGTTGGAGAGGGGGGGTCTCGGTGGATAGCGCGACCCGCTGGGCCCTGTCGCGGGCCCTGGCCGAGCGGCTCGACCGGCTGGTCGAGGCCCTGGGCCTCGAGGCCTACCCGTGCGGCGACGGCTACCAGGGGCCGTGCCCGGTCCACGGCGGCGACAACAAGACCGCCATGCGCATCTACCGCAACCTGGAGAGCGACTACATGCCGGGCGTGTGGAAGTGCTGGACGCACGGGTGCGAGGGCCGCCGGCAGTCCCTGGTCGGCCTGGCCGAGGGGGTGCTGAAGGGGGACGTGACCGGCTTCTGCCTCAAGCTGCTCGGCACCACGTTGGACGCGCTCGCCCCGGCCGTCAGCCAGGTGAGGGCCAGAAACTACGAGCGGTTCCTGCCGGCCGAGCCTCCCGCCGGTTCCCACCGTCGCGAGGACTTCCTGCCCAGGCTGAGCGTGCCGTCGCGATACTTCGCCGCCCGTGGCGTGAGCGAGGAGGTGCTCACGCTCTTCGACGTCGGCGACTGCCTGCGGCCCGGCCTGCCGTTCTTCGGGCGTGCGGTCGCCCCCGTCTACTCCGAGCCCGGCCTGGCCCTCGGGTTCACCGCCCGCTCGCACCACCCGAAGTGCCCGTCCTGCACGCTCCACCACCCGCCCGGCCCCTGCCCGTCGGAGCACCACGACAGGTACGCCAAGTGGCGCCACAGCCCCGGGCTGCCCACGTCACGCTGCCTGTACGGCCTGTGGCTGGCCAGGGACGCGATTAGGGCGAAGTCGCGGGTCGTCCTCGTCGAGGGCCCCGTTGACGTCTGGGCGGCCCACGCCGCCGGCGTGCCCGAGACGGTGGCCCTGTTCGGCGCCAGCCTGTCCGACGGGCAGCAGGTGCTCCTGGAGGCCTCCGGGGCCTTCGAGGTGGTGATAGCCACCAACAGTGACCCGGCGGGCCGCAAGGCGGCGGAGGACGCTCTATGCAAGCTGAAGAGGCTGTTCAAGGCGAGGGTGGTCGACCTGCCGAGGAAGGACCTGGCGGAGATGACGCCGGAGCAGGTCAGGCACAGCCTGACGTGACGGGGTGGGAGCAGGGGCTGTGCGAGGACCGCGACAAGGCAAAAAAGGACGCCCTCTCCAGGGCCGAGCAATGGGCAGAATAGCGTCCGACATCGGCGTGGGCATCGTTGTCATCGTCGTGATTGTCATTCTCGTAGAAATGTTCAGTTAGGTGGCAGCCGTCTAATGGGCATAACCAGTTCGTGGAAAGGGTGCGGCGAGATTGGCGGTCACTACTTATACGAGGTAAAAGCAGGTGCCCGTAAGCGTGGCATGAAGCTCTCTGTCAGTAACGAGTATCTATGGGGACTGTACGTGTCGCAAGGAGGCGTGTGTGCCTTGACTGGTGAGCCGATAGTTTTCGGCCGAGCCTCCAGAAGGAAAGAACAGACCGCCTCGCTTGACAGGATAGACTCGTCTTTGGGCTACGTAGAAGGGAACCTCCAATGGGTTCATAAAGTTGTCAACAGAATGAAATGGGACATGGTTGAAAAGGCGTTTGTCACATGGTGTGTGAAAGTGACAGATTATAGCATGGCCCCGTTAAGCCCGTCGTCTCATGACTGTGTGCATGAGTTGTCACCTCCGGCCGACTGCCGCGTTACCGAGATGGCCAGGGACCCAGGGGCAAGGCCGTGCGACATCATGACGCGGGAGTTCCTGGGAAAACACTACGTCGTCCTTGGGAAGGGTATTGACCAAATAGCCAAAGAGGTCGGCGTCAGGTCCGCGACGTCGGTGAGGAAGGCCTTGCTAAGGCACGGCATAAAGCCGAGACCGAAATCCTATCGCAACGCCGTCGCCCTGAAGCAGTTGGCAAGGAGTAAGTGGAGGGGGCATGGCGAAATCAGCGGTGCGTACCTTTGTTCATTGAGGTATTCTTCCAAGGCTAGGGATTTGCCCTTTCTCGTGACCCCTGGGTATATTTGGGACGTGTACCTTCGTCAACGAAGGCTCTGTTCAATGAGTGGTGAGCCAATCAATTTCAGCAAGACTAGCAAGGACAGGACCAGGCAGACGGCATCACTGGAACGAATCAACTCTGACCGAGGCTACGAGCCAGGCAATGTTCAGTGGGTGCACAAAACACTACAGCGCATTAAGTTGAACATGCCGACAGACCGTTTCCTAGCAGTGTGTCGCAGAGTCGCTCTCTACAAGGGCAAAATGTGCTGATTACATCAATTCGTTCATCATCAATCTCTTCGTACAAGTGGTGCCCCAACAAGTTTTACATCGTTTTCACTCTCGGCATGAGGGAGAAGAGCAACAAGAAGGCCCAGAAGGGGACGGCCGCGCACAAGGCCCTGGAGCTGCTCGCTAGGAAGAAGTTGGCGCTGCAGCGGGGCGAGCGAGAGGTCGAGGACGAGGAGATTGGCCATTTATTCTCCGTCGACGAGCTGAACGTCGAGGTGGCGGTTGACGAGGCGTTCTCCCACTACCGCTCCCTGAACGAGCACCACTACACCGACCGGGACTTCTCCGACGTCCGCTCGTGGGTGCACACGGCCCTGGCGTGGGGCAACGGGGCGTTCGACCCCATGCGTCGCGACGTGGTCGCCCCCGAGCAGTTCTTCGACCTGGAGATGCCGGGCGACTGGGCCCGCTACCAGCACTCAGTCGGCGGCCGGCTCTTCGAGGGCCGCCTGCGCATCCACGGGACCGTGGACCTGGTCACACGCGTCGGCCCGCGCACCCTCGAGTACGTCGACTGGAAGACCGGCCGCCGGCTCGACTGGTCCACGGGCACGCCCAAGGGGCTCGCCGAGCTGGCCGACGACGCCCAGTTGCTCCTCTACTACTACGCCCTGCGGCGCCTCTACCCGGGCGAGCGCGTCCTCATGACGGTCTTCTTCATCAACGACGGCGGCCCGTTCACCGTCCCGTTCGGCGACAGGGACTTGACACGGGCGGAAGAATTGATTAGAAAGTTTTATGAGGAAGTGAGTTGCGTTTCGTTGCCCGAGCGAATCCTGCCCAGCTGGAAGTGCGAGAAGCTGTGCCACTTCTACTCGCCCTTCGACGGCGGCGTGTGCGAGCAGGTCCACCAGGAGCTGCTCGAGCTGGGCATGGACAGGGTGACCGAGAGAAGGGCGGACCTGGACCGATTGGGGGTGTACCATGGCGGCGGCGGGCGCTCGGGAGAGCGAAAAAGTCCTGGTGGTGAGGCGTGAACTGTTGCCGTTCGGCTCCGGCCTGCGGACCGAGCACATAGGCGACCACCTGCGGGCCTGCGACAACGGCCACTGGATGGCCCGCGATTTGGCGGAGAAGGACGAGAGGTTCCTGCAGGTGATTCCCTACGTCGTCCTGCGGCGCGGGCCGGAGGTGTTCGTCTACGAGCGGGCCGGCTCCGAGGGGCGCCTGACCGGGCTCCTGTCCCTGGGAATCGGCGGCCACGTCAACGAGAACGACGGGACGTGGGAGAGGGGCATGGTGCGGGAGTTGATGGAGGAGGCCGGCGTCTCCGGCTCGCCCGTGCGGGCCGGCGTGCTCTTCGACCCGTCGAGCCCCGTCGGCCGCGTGCACCTGGGCCTGCTGCACACGCTCGAGGTGCAGGGCGAGGTCAGGTTCTCCGAGGGCAAGGCCCCCCGCTGGCACCTGGCGGCCGACCTGCGCAAGATGGAGGGGCGGTTCGAGAACTGGTCGCGGCTCGTCATTGAAAGGATGTTCTGATGGAAGTCACCGTCACAATCCCCGAGCTCGAGCTGTGGCAGTGGTGCACACTGGCCGGCCTGGCCTGGTACGCCATGGCCGCCGTCGTCATCCGCTACGCGCTCCGTGGCCGCCACCTGGACAGCTCCTACAGCAAGGACGACATGCAACCCAGGCTCGCCCTCTGGCTCTTCTCGCCCCTCGTGGTCGTCGTGGGCGCCCTCGTTGTCCTGCCCATGTACGGCATCGCCCGGTTCCTTGATTCGTCTGGTAAGAGCCAATGACCATCACCTTCACCATCCCCGTTCTCGAGGTTTGGCAGTGGGCCCTTATCGCCGTCGCGGCCTGGTACCTGGCCATGGGCATTGTCATTCGTTTCTGGCTGTGGGACCAACTGGAACTTGGTGATGACTGGAGACAGCCCGGCGGCCCTCCGCCGCAAGTTTTCACAGGCTTCATGTTCCTCGTCTCGCCCGTCTTTTCCCCGGCCGTTGTCTGCTTCCTGCTCGGTTACCTTGCCCTGCTGTTCATCCGCCCGGGGAAGAAGTGATGTGGGCGCCCGTTCACCAACATTCTGACTACAGCGCAGGGGCCAACAGGTTAATGGAACCTCTCTTTCATCCGTTTACCTCCGAGCAAGTTGAGAGATTTTGGAGCAAGGTAAACAAAAAACCAGGGCAAGGCCCCGGCGGAGATTGCTGGGAGTGGACCGCTGGCAAGAAGAATAAGGATGGGTACGGGGGCTACTACCTTAAACAAATTGACAACACTATAAACTGTCACAAGTTCGTCTTTCTACTTGTCCATAATTTTGGCCTCAAGGACATCCCTGACGAGCTTGTCATCCGCCACCTGTGCGACAACGCCCCTTGCGTTAGGCCAGAGCACCTGGCCATCGGCAACGTCAAGCACAATTCCCAGGACATGGTCAGGGCTGGCAAGTCGCGAAAAGGGGAAAAGAGCAACTTGGCCAAACTGAACTGGGACAAGGTGAGGGAAATTAGGAAGATATGGGCCACAGACCAGCCTGACCAAAGGGCGATTGCTTTCCAGTTTTCGATTTCCACCAGCATGGTTAATTTGGTCATCAATAACCGGGTTTGGATGGACAGCGATTACTCGCCACCGCCGATTGTGTGGAGCCGCAGGCATTTTAGATGCAAGTTCAGTGATGAACAGGTTGGTAAGATTCTAGCTTTGCGACAGCAGGGAGTTGGCACCAATGAAATTCTTTCCAAGTTCGGAATGAGTCGGTCTCAGTTTTACAACATCGTTCATGGCCGTCAGAGAAAGAGGTGATGGCGATGTGGGCGCCCCTTCACCAGCACTCCTGTGACGGGAGCTGGTTAGATGGACTGTCACAACCCCGGCAGCTGGCCGCCCGCCTGAAGGAGTGCGGCTACTCCTCGGGCGCGCTGACCGACCACGGCTCGCTCGCCGGCGTCCCGGCGTTCTTCCGCGAGATGCGCAAGAACAAGCTCAAGCCGGTCGCCGGGCTGGAGGCGTACGTCTGCGAGCAGCATAGCTCCGTCAAGGGTAACGAGAACCGCCGGTTGTCCCACCTGGTCATCCTGGCCCGCTCGAAGCGCGGCTGGCGGAACCTGATGAGGCTGGCCACCGCGTCCGAGAGGGGACTGTACTACAAGCCGCGCCTGTCCCTGGAGGAGATGAGGCCGTTCGCCGAGGGGCTGTTCGCCGTCAGCGGCCACCCGGGCTCAACCCTGGGCAACTGCGTCTGGCAGGACGCGAAGCTGTCCTACAGGGCGTCGAGCGAGGCGGAGGCCCGCTCCCTGCTCCGCCCCGACTGGCTGGACGCCGCCCGCCGCGAGATTGCCCGCCACAAGTCGGCCTTCGGCGGCCACTTCGCCGTCGAGGCGCAGCTGTTCGACCGGGAGAACCTGCCGGCCCAGCAGGTGCTGACCGACTGCCTGCGGCGGGCCGCCGAGCTCGAGTCGGCCACCGTGGTGGCGACCGCCGACTCGCACTACTGCCGCCGGGAGGACGCCCCCGACCAGCGGCTGACCCTGTGCGTGGCCTTCAAGACGACGCTGGAGGAGGTGCAGAAGGCCATCGCCAGGGGCGAGGACGTGACGCTCGGCGGCTTCTTCAACTCGAGCAACTACCACGTCCCCGACCGGGGCGAGATGGCGGGGCTGCACCGGCCGGGCGAGCTGCGGGCGGCCCTCGAGCTGGCCGACTCGTGCGAGGACTACGACCTCGGCCGCCCGCCCTGCCTGCCCGAGTTCCCCTGCCCCGAGGGCGCCGCCGAGCGGCTCAGGGCCATGTGCCGGGCCGGCTGGTCCCGCCTCGGCCTCAGGGGCGACGTCTACGCCCAAAGGGCGCGGATGGAGCTGGAGGTGTTGACGGCGGCCGGCCTGCCGCCCTACTTCCTGATTGTAGAGGACTACGCCCGCTGGGCCCGCGAGCAGGGGATGATGGTCGGCGAGCGAGGCAGCGCGTCGGGCTGCCTGGTCAGCTACATGGCCGGAATCACCGGGCTGGACCCCGTCAGGCACAAGCTGAACTTCGAGAGGTTCTACAACGCCTCGCGGGCCGGCTCGCTGCCGGACATCGACCTGGACTTCCCCGTCGAGAGGCGGGAGGAGGTGTTCGCCTACCTGCGCGGGCGGTACGGGGAGGCCCACGTGGCCCCCCTGGCCACCTACGGCCGGATGCAGGGAAAGAGCGCCCTGAAGGACGTGCTGAGGGCGAGGCACGGGAGGCGCCTGGGCGAGGACGAGCTGAACGAGATGACGCTGCACATCCCCGACCAGGCGGCCGTCGCCGACGACCTGCAGGAGATGGAGGACGAGGAGGAGGGCAGCTCGTCGCTGATTCGCTGGGCGCTGGAGAACCGCGCCGACGCCCTGGCCCGCTACTGCCGCCTGGACGGGGGCGTCTACTCCGGCGACTTCGCGTCCGAGTTCGCCCAGGCCGCCCGCCTGGAGGGGACGGTCCGCTCGCGGGGCCGGCACGCCTCCGGCGTGGTGGTGACGTCGGTGCCGGTCGAGGACCTGGTGCCCATGGTGTCCGACAAGGGGCAGATGGCCGTCGGGCTGGACTACCGCGACGCCGAGGAGCTGGGCGTCGCAAAGTTCGACATTCTTGGCAACGTGACGATGGACAACCTGTCCGCTTCCGAGCGCATGCTCAGGGGGGAATGATTGTTTTGGAGCAAGAAGAAGCCCGACGTGGACCTCCGCGAGCTCGTCGAGGTGTTCCTGAAGGAGAAGAGGCAGTTGGAGTCGGAGCTGGTGACGGCCACCCGGCTGTTGCTGGCGGTCGTCGCCCACAACGACTTCAACGTCCGCTTCCACCGCGACTTCCTCCGCGCCGCCGACTCCCTCTCGTTCGACCTGACCGTCGAGGGCGAGGAGCTCGTCCTGAGGGCCCACCCCCATGAACAGGATTGACTACGTGGTGTTCGACCTGGAGACGACGGGGGTGACGAGGGAGCACGAGGCGGTCGAGGTCGCGGCGGCGGCCTACGACTGCCGCAGTTTGGAGAAAATCGACGAGTTCCGCTCCCACATGAGGCCGCTGAGGCCGGAGCTGGCCGACGAGCGGGCCCTGCGGGCCAACGGGCTGGTGCTCGACGAGCTCAAGGCGGCCCCGCACCCGAGGGCGGTCTGGCCGCGGTTCGTGCGGTGGGTCGAGCGGTTCAACCGCTCCAAGACGAAGGCCCCGGGGCGGGCCCCCGTCATGGTCGGGATGAACCGGAAGTTCGACCTGTCCTTCGCGGCCCGCCTCAACGCCCTCTACGCCCCCAAGAAGAAGAAGACGGTCCTCTTCAACCGCAAGTTCCGCCTGGAGCTGATGGACCTGCTCTTCCTTTTCTTCGAGGACTCCGACGACCTGGGGTCGTACGGCATGGACTCGTGCCGGCGGTACTTCGGCCTGTCCCACGACGGCGCCCACTCGGCCCTCGTCGACGTGCTGCAGACGGCCGAGCTGGCCTTTTACTTCCTGCGCGGCATCAGGGCGATTCGCCGGGCCGAGCGGCCCGACGGCTCCCCGCTCCTCCGTCTCAAGGGGGCACTGGCGAGATGAGGATGGAGTGCGGCTGCGAACACCCCGAGCTCCCGGGCCGGCCCGGCGCCCTGGACGTGAGGGTGGAGGACATCCACGACGGCTGCCCGGCGACCTGGTCGCTCCTGGCCTCCGGGAGGACCAAGGGAGTCTTCCAGCTCGAGAGCCGGCTGGGCCAGAGCTGGGTCAAGAGGCTGAAGCCGACGTCCCTCGACCACCTGGCCGCCCTGGTGGCCATCCTGAGGCCCGGCGTCCTGGACGCGAGGGATGACCAGGGCGTCAGCGCCACCGAGCACTACTGCCGCCGGAAGAACGGCGAGGAGGATGTGGCCACCTACCACCCGTCCGTCGAGCCGATGCTGGCCGACACCTACGGGCTAATCCTCTACCAGGAGGATTACATGTCGATTGCCAGGGTCGTGTGCGGGTTCGACCTGGCCCAGGTGGACAAGCTCAGGAAGGCCACCGCGAAGAAGGTGCAGTCGGACGTGGCCGACGTCGGGCGGTTGTTCATCAAGAAGGGGCTAGAGGCCGGCGTGGTGCCCGAGGACACGCTGAGGCTCCTTTGGGACAACATCGCCGAGGCCGGACGTTACGCGTTCAACCGATGTGTCTCCGGCCGGACGGTCATCAGCAGGGCCGCCAGGGGGAAGTTTGGTCACGCGGATAGGCCTGTGGCCGAGATGTACAGGGTCAGAAACGACCTGGCCTACGCCAAGAGTACGGGCCACGAGCAACTCAGGAGGAAGTGGAACAGGCTCGGCAACTACGGAAAGGGCCTGTCCATGTGCGAAGACGGCCGGATACGGCCAAACACCATCGTCGACATCCGCCCGGCGGGCCGCCGTATGGTTTACCGCTTGACCCTGGACGGGGGCGAGTCGGTCGAAGTTACTGATAACCACAAGTTTCCGACGCCCGACGGTTACAGGAGGCTTGACGAGTTGGTCGTCGGCGATTGCCTGTTCGTGTGCGGGCCTTACGAGCCGTCAAAAAAACGGTACGCGTTCAGTGATGTTACGTCCGAAGGCAGGCAAGAGGCTCGAGAGTCCGAGCCTGTCAAAAGGCGGGTGAACGGGGCCAAAGGCCGCGACAACTGGGCTTACACGAACGGCTCCTGGACGGACTTCGTCAACAACCGCAAACTTTTGCCAGACGTGTGCGGCAGGTGCGGCCGGCAGGCGCCCCGCCTCGAGGTCCACCACAGGGACGGCAACCGTTGCGACAGCGGCTTGAACAACCTTGTAAAACTTTGCGTCGGGTGTCACAAGAGGGAGGAGTACGCCGCCGGCAGGACCAGGAAGGGCGAGAAGGGCTACCCTTCCATAGTGAAGAAGATAGTGTCGATTGAGCCTACCGGAGTCGACGACACGTACGACGTGACCATGGAGGCCCCGCGTCACAATTTCGTGGTTGGCGGAGGCATCGTCACGTGCAACAGCCACGCCTACTCCTACGGCCTGCGCAGCCTGCGGACGGCCTACCTCAAGGCCCACTTCCCCCTGGTGTTCTTCGCGTCCTGGCTCTCCCACGCCCACCACAAGGGGCTGAAGAGGGAGAACGGCTCCCCCGTGGACGAGAAGCAGGCGCTCATCGACGACGCCCGCGGCTTCGGCGTCGAGGTGGAGCCGCCCGACCTGGCGGCCGTCGGCCGGGCCCGCCGCCACTTCCACCCGAACCAGGGCCGCGTGCGGTTCGGCCTGGGCGACGTCCGCGGCGTCGGCCCCGGCACGCTGGCCGAGCTCGAGGCGGCCGCCGACTTCGTCGTGGCCGAGCTGGGCAAGCCCATGGGCAGGCTCAGCTGGTCGGAGTGCGTGTTCTACTTCCTGTACGAGGTGAAGACGAACGTCGCCCAGGCCCTGGTCAAGGCCGGGGCGGCCCGGATGGCGCCGGGGCGGAGGGCCGGCCTGTTCCAGCTGGAGGGGGCGGCGACCGCCCCCACCCGCCTCACGCCCGGCGAGCTCAAGGCCGCCCGGGGGATTGTCAAGGCCGCCCCGCACCTGACGGTCGAGGAGGTGCTGCGGCTGGTGGCGCGGCCCAGGAAGGACGGGGGCGGCTGTGCCACGGCCGCGCGGATTGACCTGCTCGAAGGGGCGGCGTCCCTAATGGCGAGGCCGCCGCACTCGCTGGACGACGAGCCCGGCTGGGTCGCGGCCGCCGAGGAGGACGTGCTGGGCGTGCCCTTGACGGCCAGCCGCTGCGACGGGGTCGACGGGGCCGACGCCCGGTGCGCCGACCTGGCCGACCCCCGGCCCGGCACCTACCGGCTCGCCGTCGAGGTGGTGTCCGTGAGGCCCACGGTGACGAAGAGGGGGAAGTCCCCCGGGTCGGCCATGGCCCAGTTGACGGTGCGCGACCTGTCCGGGCCGCTGCGGCTGGCGTGCTTCCCGGACGCGTGGGCGCAGGCGAAGGACGTCGTGAAGGAGGGCTCGGTCGTCCTCCTCGAGGTCGAGGTGTGGGACAGGGGCGATTTGTGCGTCAGCGCACGCCGCGCCTGGAGGGCAAGGGGCGTATAAATAAACATGAACAGTTGCAACTTCACTGGCGAGCTGGTCGAGGACCCGGCCCGGGACGACGGCCCCGGCCCGAGCCGCGCCCAGTTCACCCTCGCCGTCGAGGGCCGGCGGGCCGGCGGCCACTGCGAGATTGAGTACGCCGACTTCGAGGCGTACGACACCGGGGCCGACGTCATCCTGAGGGAGTTCCGCAAGGGCGACAGGATTGAGGTCGAGTGCACCTACCGCAGGCGCAACGGCCGCGTCCGCTTCCGCGTCAACCGCTTCAGCCCGCCGCTGGGGGGCCGCCGATGAGGGTGCTCGGGTGCCTCGAGTCGACGCACATCTCGACCGGCTACGCCAACATGGGCCGGCAGCTGTTCCGCCGCCTGGCCGCCGACGGCCGCTTCGAACTGCTGGAGCTGGCCAACTTCGGCACGCACGCCGCCTACGCGCCCGGCTGGGCGTACCTGCCGACGTCCCCCCGGCCCGGCGACCGGGACGAGGAGAGGAAGTTCAACTCCTCCCCGTTCAACCGCTTCGGGGCGTGGAAGTTCGAGGAGGCCTGCCTCCAGTTCCGCCCGGACGCCTGCCTGTCATTTTTGGACCCGTGGATGGTCGCCCACGTCGACTCCTCGCCCTTCCGCAGGCGGTTCGGCTTCGCCTACCAGCCGACCGTGGACGCCGTGCCGCTGGCACCCGACTGGGTGGCCCTGGCCAGGGGCTCCGACCGGCTGCTGTGCTACACCGACTGGGGCAAGGCCGTGCTGTCGCGGCACGGCCTTGACGCCGCCCTGGCGGCCCCGGGCGTGGACGGGGACGCCTTCCGCCCGCTCGACCGGGCCGCGCTCCGGCGGCGGTACGGCGTCCCCCAGGACGCCCTGGTGGTCGGAGCCGTCATGCGCAACCAGGTCCGCAAGCTGTTCCCCGAGCTGTTCGTCGCCTTCTCCCGCCTGCTGAGGGATGGGCCGGAGGCGGTCGCCTCGCGGTCGCGGCTGCTCCTGCACACGTGCTGGCCGGACCTGGGCTGGGACCTCCCGTCCCTCATCAGGGAGAACGGCCTGCACGGGCGGGTGCTGATTACCTACGGGTGCCGGTCCTGCGGGGCGTTCGCCGCCCTGCCGTGGCGGGACGCCCGCGCCGTCTGCCCCGGCTGCGGCTCGCACGCCCTGACCTTCCCGTCCAGCATGGAGGGGGTCGACGAGCGGTCCCTGTGCGAGGCCTACAACCTCATGGACATCTTCGCCCAGGTCGCCAGCGCCGAGGGCCTCGGCCTGCCCCAGCTCGAGGCCGCCGCCTGCGGCACCCCCGTCCTCGCGGTCGACTACTCCGGCATGGTCGACGTGCTCGAGAAGCTCGGCGCCACGCCCATCCCGGTCGTCCACTTCTCGCGCGACGTCATGACCAACCGCCTCATGGCCGTCCCCGACGTGACGGCCCTGGCCGGCTCGCTGGCCGAACTGCTGCGGCTGCCCGGCCCCACGCGGCTCGCGATGGGGCTGTCCCAGCGGGCCAGGGCCGTGAAACACTTCGACTGGGACCGGTTCGCGGCCGCGTGGAAGGACGCGCTGCTGTCGCTCCCGGGCGGCGACTGGGCCTCGCCGCGACGCCGCCCCGGCCCGTTCCCCGGCCGCCCGGCCGACCTGGCCGACGAGGTGAGGCGGTGCGTGTGGGAGCTGGCCGGCCGGCCCGAGCTGGCCGACAGCTACCAGGCCGAGGTGGCCCTGCGCGACCTGACGTGGGGCCGCAGCCACGCCCGCGGCTCGCTGTCCCTGGGGGCGTTCCTGAAGAACGACACCCGGCCGACGCCGTTCACCATGGAGCAGGCCCGCGAGGCGTGGGAGGAGCACGGCCGGTGGGTCGAGGCCTGGGAAGCCAAGCGGGCGGAGGTGTGCCGATGAGGGCCCTGGTCACGGGCGTGTTCCACGACGGCACCGGCTACGCCGAGGCGGCCGGGCTGCTGGCCATGGCCCTCGAGGCGGCCGGCTGCGACGTGGCGTGCCGCCCGGTCAAGTTGTCGCAGTCGGCCCACGGGCCGCACCCCGCCGTGCGTGCGATGCTGGGTCGCGACCGCTCGCCGTACCACCTCTCCGTCAGCTGCGTGTTACCGTCCGACCTGTCCTACGAAAGGGCGGCCGGGCGGAACGTCTGCGCCTTCGCCTGGGAGGCCGACCGCCTGCCCGGCGGCTGGGCCGAGCGGCTGAACCTCATGGACGAGGTGTGGGCGGTGTCGCGGCAGCAGGCGGCGGCGTGCGTGGACGGGGGCGTCGTCGTGCCCGTGCGCGTCGTGCCGCACGCCTGCGACACGGCCCGCTACGGCCGGGCCCACCCGCCCTTCGAGCTGCCCGTGCCGGGCGGGACCTTCTGCTTCTACACGGTGTCCGAGGCGGTGCCGCGCAAGAACCTGGCCGAGCTGGTCCGCTGCTTCGCCGCCGAGTTCCACGAGGACGAGCCGGTCTGCCTGGTCATCAAGGCGTCGCTGCCCGGCGCCGGGGAGCAACAGTGTAGAGAACACATGGAGGCGGTGGTGAGGTCCGCCACGGGGGGCGTGCCATCGCCCGACGTCTTGCTCGTCACGGCCCGGCTGTCCGACGAGGAGCTGCTCGGGCTGCACGGCCGCTGTGACTGCTTCGTCACCGCGTCGCACGGGGAGGCCTGGTCGCTCCCGGCCTTCGACGCGATGGCGATGGGCAAGGCCCCCATCGTCCCCGCCTCGACCGGCTTCCTCGACTGGGCGGAGCCGACCTCGTGCGACCCGGTCCCGGTGCGTGCCGTGTGCGCCCCGGCGGACGGCTCCCTCCCGGGCCTCCTCTCCGGCCGTGAGCTGTGGTGGGCGCCCGACCACGCCGAGTTGCGGCGTGCCATGCGGAAGGCGTACACACGCTCCCCGGAACGTAGGGCCGACATGGCCCGGCGGGGGCGGGCCAGGGCAAACAAATTCAGTGTGGAGGCCGTCGGCGGCCTTCTGAGTGGGCTGCTGACGGGTCAACATGGCCAAGGCGCAGTGGTCCCAGTGGATGGCTTTGCGTGAGGAGTCGGTGAAGGAACGTCGGCTCAGGCCCTTGACGGCCGGCCAGGAGTCCTACTGGCGTGCCCTGCTGGACCGCGACCTGGTCCTGTGCACCGGCCCGGCCGGCTCCGGCAAGACGTACCTGGCCTGCGCGGCGGCCGCCCAGATGATGGCGGCGGGGAAGGTCAAGAGGGTCGTCCTGACCCGGCCGCTGGTCACCTGCGGCCGGGGCCTGGGCTGGCTGCCCGGCGACCAGAGGGAGAAGAGCCACCCGTACATGATGCCCCTGTTCGACGCCCTGGAGCAGCACATGGGCAAGGAGGCCGTCGCCAAGGCCCTGAAGGCCGGCGACATCGAGGCCGTGCCGCTGGAGCTCATGCGCGGCAGCAGTTACAAGGGCTCATTCGTCATCGTCGACGAGGCCCAGAACGCCGACGCGTCGCAGCTCCGCATGGCCGTGACGAGGCTGGACCACGGGTCGCGCATGGCCGTGGTCGGCGACGTGACCCAGACGGACGTGCCCGGCCCCAACAGCTTCGCCCGCCTGTACCGCCTCGTCCACGAGCGGCCCCACGCCCGCACCGGGACGTGCGAGCTGACGCGCGAGGACATCGTCCGCGGCGGGCTGGTCCGCTGGCTCGAGGACATCTTCGAGGGCGAGGACTGGCTGGACTACGACTGCCCGTCCTGCGGCTCGACCTGCTGGTTCCTCGAGCTGCACGGGCGCGTGAGCGCGGCGGCGTGCTGGAAGTGCGGGGCCGTGACCGCCATCCCGGACGACATGGACGAGGGGAGCTACGAGCGGCTGGGGCCCCACGCGGACGGGGTGCCGACCAGGGCGAACCGGGAGGTTTTCCGCTGAGCCATGGTGCTGACCGGGTGGCCTGACGTGCGCCAGAGGGGGGGCAGCGACTGCGGCGTCGCCGCCCTCAAGGCCGGCCTGCGGTACTGGGGGCTCCGCGCCAGCTGGGCCGAGCTGTCCCTGGGCGTCGGCCACTCGGAGATGGACGGAACCGACCCGCGCGCCCTGGAGGGGTACGTCCGCCGGGCCGGCCTGTGCGCCCTGGCGGGCAGCATGGGCCTGGAGGAGCTGGCCCACTTCGCCCGCCTCGGCCGCCCCGTCATCTGCCTCGTCACCCGTCGCGGGGTCGGCCACTACGTCACGAGCCTCGGCACGCGCCGGGGCATGGTCGTCTACCACGACCCCGCCCAGGGGGTGCTGAGGAGGCAGCACGGCGACTTTCTCGGGGACTGGGCGGACTGGGACAGGCTCGGCGGCCTGTATAAGAACTACGGGCTGGCGTACTGGAGGTGACGTGGGGTACTTGGCGAACAGTCTGCGCGGGGCGTCCAGGGGGCCGGGCGAGGCCCTCAACATCCTGACGGCCCCGACGCACGAGCGTTGGGAGTCGTCCCTGGCGCTGACCGGGCACCGGTTCTGGGCCGTCCGCTCCGGCAACGTCAAGGACTGGAACACCTCCTACGCCCCCGTCCCTGACAACTACCACGTCCTGTCCCGCGACGCGATGCCCCCAGACCACGTGGTCATCGACCTGGTCCTGGCCCAGAACCGGTTCGGCCAGTACCAGCTGCTCGAGCCGCTGGCCCGCCGGCTGCACGCCCCCCTGGCCACCGTCGAGCACACGACCGTGATGCCGACCTGGCCGGGCTGGTACATCACGAAGATGAAGTCGATGAGGGGGCACGCCAACGCCTTCATCACCGAGACGTCCAGGAAGGCCTGGGGCTGGGGGCCCGGCGAGGCCGACGTGCTGCCCCACGGCGTCGACTCGGCCCTCTTCCGCCCCGACGACGGCCCGCGCAGGCCCGTCCTTCTGTCGGTCGTCAACGACTGGGTGAACAGGGACATGTGCATGCCTGCCGGCCAACAGGTTCTGACCGAACTTGGGTACATGCCCATCGAGACAGTCGCTGTCGGCCAAAAGGTACTGGCATCTAACGGAAGATACTATACAGTTACCAACACCTTTCGCCGATTGTACCGTGGCCCGCTTTATACTTTCCGCCTTGATTGTGGAAGATTGCCAATCAGGTTCACTGCCAATCACCCAATCAGAGTTCGCCGTAACGGACAATGGGCATACCTTGAGGCGAGTCGAGTCGGTCGGGGCGACGTTCTTTTCTTTCCCAAGTTGGAGAGAACTGACTGGTCCATGACCGACAAGGAGTTTGCCTGGCTATTTGGCCTGGTGGTCGGAGATGGGTCCGCCACGAAGGGCGGCACAGTCAATATTACCGTTCACGAGAATGAAAGGGGGATTGCGGAAAGGGCTAGGCAGATGATGGAAAGAATCACTGGCTACGCCACTATTTCTGAGCGCCACCGTCGCACTGGCAAGAAAGCCATCTCCGTCGAGACCACGGCCCGGGTGTTCGCCTCCTGGGTTCGACGTCACATGGGCGAACGAAGCTACGAAAAGCGATTTCCTGATTTTATCATGGGCGGCAGTGACGACGTAAGGATTGAGGCTTTAAGGGGCCTGTGGGCGGCAGACGGACACGTCCGGTGTAATGGCAACAACCTTGACAGGTTGGAATTGACCACGATTTCCGTGGTGCTAGCATCGCAAGTTTCCTCCTTGATGCATCACTTTGGAATCAAGTGTTCCATTGAAAAGCGAATCAAAAAAATTAAGGGGAGGGGCGGGCACGCTCTCTGGTCTTACAGAGTCATCGCTTACGGCCAGGACAATGTCGAACGAGGCCGTGAGATTCTTGAAGGTGACAAGCCTGTCGAACCTGAACCTTACAGTTACAAGGTTAGTGAGGCCGCAGTCGACACGGACTGGGCCGGCGAAGTGTACAACATCGAAGTGGCCGAAGACAATTCTTACGTCGTGTACCCCGGGTTCCTCGTCCATAACTGCTGCGGGTACCGCTACTGGCAGGAGGCGACGGGCGGCCTGCCGGTCCGCGTGGTCGGCAACACGCCGGGCCTCAGCCTGCCGGCCGACGGCGTGGAGGGGCTGGCGGAGGAGTACCGCCGCGCCACGGTGTTCGTCAACACGAGCCAGCACAGCCCGGTGCCGATGGCCCTGCTGGAGGCGATGAGCTCGGGGTGCGCCGTCGTCTCGGCCGCCACGTGCGAGGTGCCCGAGGTGATAACCGACGGGGTCAACGGGCTGCTGTGCGGCTCTCCGGCGGAGATGCGGGCCAAGTGCGTCATGGCCCTGGGTGACCCGTCCCTGTGCGAGAGGCTGGGCCGCGAGGCCCGCAGGACCGTGCGGGAGAGATTCTCGATGGAGAGGTTCGTCGAAAACTGGGGCTCGTTCCTTCGCCGGGCGGCGGCGGCGGTCCCGTACCAGGACGGGAGCTTTGTTTGAAAGTCAACATCCTCTGGGGCGACCGTGACGGGGCCCTGACCGGCTACCTGAACGTCGACCCGCTGGCCGGGCCGGACTGGGCCCTGTCCATTCGCGGCGACGTCATGGACCTCTCGCCGTTCGTCGGCCCGGCCGAGGCGTCGGAGGTCGTCGCCCACGACGTGCTCGACTGCCTGGACGCCGGCGACGTGGACGCGGCCCTGGCCCACTGGGCGTCGCGGCTGCGGCACGGCGCCTGCCTGCACCTGAGCACGCTGAACTTCCGCGAGGTGGCCAGGCTGGAGGCCCAGGGGCGGCTGGGGCGGGACGAGCTCAACAGGCTGATTTACGGGAAGAGGCGGAGCACGAACTGGCCGCCCGACGTCATGCGCAGGCTGACGGCGTTGGGGCTGGACGTCGTCCGGGCCAGCTACGAGAACCACAGGGGGGTCGTCACGTGTCGGAGGCCGTAATCAAGAAGCCCTGCACGAGCTGCAAGGACTGCGTGTTCGCCGTCTACGAGGGCAACACGCAGTCCGGGTGCGACGCCGGGGCGGCCGACGTGCTGGAGAAGGTCGACGCGTACGACGAGGAGAAGGAGTTCTGGGTCATCAGCGGGCGGCAGTGCCCGATGTACCGGAGCAAGGCCAGCCGGTGGGCGGCCAAGAACGAGGGCCGGTGGCTCGAGCAGGCGCGGGACGACAACAGGCTCCGGTGCGCCGTCGTCGTCCCCTGCGACGGCCGGGACGCCGTGCGCACGGCCGTGTCTCTGCTCTCCTCGTCGCTGCCGCCGTCCGAGGTGGTGTTCGTGCAGGCGCCCGGCGACGCGACCGACCTGCGCTCGGCCCTGTCCCCCGTCCTCAAGTCCCACGTGAGCTGGCGGGTCCAGAAGGTGCTCTGGTACGACGACAAGTACCCTCTGCGCGGCCAGCTGGTCGACCGGGCCGTGTCCCAGTGCACGTCGCAGTACTACTGCGTCGTGCCGGCCGGGTCCGAGCTGCCCCCCGGCTACCTGGAGGCCGTCGACCGTAAGCTGAACGTGGAGCTCGCACGCGTCGCCCTGGTCGAGCCCTACCCGGACGGCTCGTGCATGGTCGTGAAGGTGGACTGCCACCGCCACCCCGACGTGGCGGGGCACACCGCCATCGAGTACGACCTGGACGGCGGGCCCGCCCTCCTGACGTCGCCGGTGGACAAGCTCCGCCGCGTGTCCCCCGAGGAGGCCGACTTCTTCCTGAGCGCGGGGGACCTGTGCCCGAGGTGATTGCCGTCTGCCCGCTGCACAACCACGCCCGCTGGGTGGCCGAGGCCCTCGACAGCCTGGCCGCCCAGACCGTCAGGCCGTCGCGGGTGGTCGTCGTCGACGACGGCAGCACCGACGGGGGCGGCGCCCTCGTGCGCGAGCTGGCCGGGGCGCAGGGGCCCGGGCCTTTGTGGCACGGGTGTTACAAGGGCCTGCCCCTGTCCCTGCTGCGCTCGGAGTCGCCGCGCGGCCCGTCGTGGGCCCGCAACCAGGGCCTGAGGCTCGGCGCCGGCGCCGAGCTGTTCGCCCTCCTCGACACCGACGACGTCTACGCCCCGACGAAAATCGAGAAGAGCCTCAGGGCCTACGCCCTGGCGCCGTCCAGGACGGGAATCGTCTACTCCGACTACGAGACGCTCAACGCCGCCACCGGCCTGCGCCTGCGGCTCTACAAGCCCGCCTTCTCGGCGGAGCTCCTGGCCCGCGAGTGCATCGTCAACTGCGACAGCCTCGTCACCCGCAGGGCCTTCGAGCTGGCCGGGCCGTTCGACGAGTCGCTGCGCGTCGTGGAGGACCTCGACCGGTGGTGGGCCATCACGAAGCACCTGAGCGCCGTCCACGTCCCCGAGGCCCTCGTCACCGTGCGCACGGGCACGCACAGCGCGACGGCCGGGGTCGGCAAGGCCGTGTGGGAGGACTGCTACGCCAGGGCGAGGCGCAAACATTTCTAGGGGGAGCTATGGCCCGACGACGCCCCCTGCGGGCCGGCTCCGACCTGGCCGTCGTCCTCCTGTGCGGCCGCGACCGTGAGCTGGTCGAGTGGCAGCAGGGGGTGTGCCGCCGCACGTTCCCGCGCGCCGTCATCGTCACCGCCGCCGCCGGCGGCCGCTCGGACACGCTGGCCCTGACGGCCCGGGCCGTCAGGCTCGCCGGGCGGCCCCGGGCCCTCGTCCTGTTCGGCCACCTGGCCTACGGGCCGCGCAGCCTGCGCAAGCTCGTCTGGTCGGGCCGGCAGGTCCTCTACCGCCCGGCCCAGGGGCCGCGGCTCGGCCCGGTCGTCGTGGGCGGCAACGCCGTCCGCTTCGCCCACTCCGTGCGCACGGAGCTGCTGGCCTGCTGCCTGGGCCGCTCGCAGCAGACCGGCCTCCGCCGGCTGGCTGCGTCCCCGTCGGGCCACCTCATGCTGCTGCACGAGGGGCTGAACGAGTTGGCCGCCCGCCGCGGCCTGCCCGCCGCCGTCGGCTCGGCCTACGCGGCCTCCGGGCCGTCGGCCCGCGAGTTTGTTTTGGGGTTGACATTCAATTGATTTTTACTATCATCAAGCCATGATGGTACTACAAGTTTGGCTGATGGCGGAATCATCTGGTACGTGAGTGATGCTATGACTCGTATGTATATCAAAAACAAAAGGTGCGGTAGCCCGTGAGGCGTGCGTACAAATACAGACTGTTCCCGAACGTCAACCAGACGAGGGAACTGTCGACGATGCTGGAAACGCATCGTCGACTGTACAACGCCTGTTTGGAGCAGCGGAAGACAGCCTACGAGTCGGAGAAAAAGTCGGTCAAGTATACGGAGCAGTCAAAGTGGTTCACAACTGAACGGGTGACCAACGCTTACTTTGCCAGAATTAATTTCAACTCCGCCCAAGCGACCATGCGTAGGCTGGACAAGGCATTTGTCGCGTTCTTTCGCAGGGTTAAAGCGGGCGTTAAGCCAGGTTATCCCAGGTTCAAGGCCCGCGACCGCTTCCACACCGTCGTGTTCCCTACCCACGGATGTGGGAATCGGCTGACCGGCAACAGGCTGAGACTCCAACACGTCGGAACACTCCGTGTCAAGGTTCACAGACCTCACCAAGGTGTTATCAAGACGGTCAGTCTTACCCGTGAGGCTGACAAGTGGTTCGTCGTCCTGTCTTGCGATTTGGGCGAAAAAACAGTCGAGCCGAATGGCTTGCCTGAGGTTGGCGTGGACCTGGGCCTTGAACACTTTCTTACGACGAGTGACGGGGACCACGTCGCCAACCACCGCCTGCTCAAGGCCCAGTTGCCCGAACTACGCCGGCGTCAGCGGTCGATGTCGCGGAAGAAGAAGGGCGGGGCCAACCGCCGTAAGCAACGGAAGCGGGTGGCGGCCTTACATGCCCGCGTAAGGAACCTCCGGAGGGAGTTTCATCACAAAACTGCGTTGAAGCTAGTTCGTCATTATGGGCTGGTCGCGGTGGAGCGCCTGAACATCTCCGGGATGCTCAGGAACCACCGGCTAGCCCGTGCGATTTCAGACGCCGGTTGGGCCGGTTTTCTGAGCACTCTACGCACCAAGGCTGAAAGCGCCGGTTGCGTCGTGGTGGAGGTCAATTGCCGTGGCACGTCCCAGGAGTGCAGTAGGTGTGGGGCGGTTGTGGATAAGGGCCTGTCGGTCCGCACTCACAACTGTCCTTCCTGTTCACTTGTTTTGCAAAGGGATGTGAACGCGGCTCTCAACATCCTCGCGCGAGCGAGGGAGGCCCGGACGGGGCCTGTGGAACAAAACGGCAACTGTGCCGTGTTCCAGGAAGCCATCCGCCTTTAGGAGGAGGAGTCGTCACGAAATGTACTTGTGGAAAGTGGGCGAAGGGGAAGTATTGCAGCAACTTCTGCCGCTACTTCTCCAAGGACGCGTCCGTCGCGGCCCTCCGCGCCGCCGGCCAGACGATTGAGAACATCTCCGCGCTGACCGGGCTGTCCGTCAGCGGCGTCCGCTACTCGCTGGCCCGGTCGGGGGCCGGCCCGACCGGCCGGCCGGCCGGGTCCGGCCCGTGCGAGGTGTGCGGCAAGCCGGCGTGGAAGAGGTACTGTTCGCACGCCTGCCACAGCAGGGCCAGGCGCAGCCCGGCCCGGGAGGAGATTAAGAAGCTGTCCCACCTGCCGGCCGCCCAGGTGGCCAGGGACCTCGGGTGCAACCTGGGGCTGGTATACCGGGTGTTCAAGGAACTGAGGGCCTGATGTGGCTGTACGTCCCGAACTGCGATACATGTGCCTCTTCGCCGGGGCCGAGGGCCTCGGCATCTCCCTCCGACTGGCTGTTCCCTCTGCTCGCCCGGTCTGCCTCGTTGAACGGGAGGCTTACTGCGCCCACCTCCTGGTCCAGGGCATGGAAGAGGGAACCGTACCTCCGTGCCCTGTCTGGTCGGATATCACCACCTTCGACGGCAAGCCTTGGCGTGGAAAGGTTCATTTCCTCATTGGCAGCCCTCCCTGTCAGGGAGCTTCCATGGCCGGGAAACGCCGTGGGGCCGACGACCACCGGTGGCTGTGGGGCGAGGCCCTGCGCGTCACCCGGGAGGTCGAGCCGCAGGCCGTCTGGTTCGAGAACGTCCCCGGGCTCGCCCAGGGGCGTCTACTTGACGAGCTCGAGAAAATCCTATCCGAGCTTGAAGGCATGGGTTACCGCGTTGCGCTCGACTTCTTCCAGGCGCAGGAGGTCGGTGCGACCCACAAGCGCGAGCGGCTGTTCATCCTGGGGGTCCACCCCGAACGGGCCGGCGAGTCCGCCGACGTCGTCGACGCCAGCCTGTCCGACCTCCTGGCCGACGCCCGTCGCCAGCGACGACAACAAGAGCCCGGAGGCCCACCTGGCGATGAAGCGGCGGATGGGCGAGCGCGACGGGACGGGGGCCAACCGGACGGCCATCACCAGCCTGTCCGTCAAGGCGCGGTCGTGGGCGACGCCCGACGCGTCGGTGGCCAACGACGGGGAGTCGACGGAGACGTTCGACGCGAGGCGGGAGAGGGTCAAGGAAAGCAAGAAGAACGGCAACGGCATGGGCGAGCCCCTGGCCGTCCAGGCGGTGCGGTCGGTGTCCCTGTGGCGGACGCCGGACACGGGCGAGAGCCTGACCGGCCACGGGAGGCGAGGGGGCAAGGCCGGGAACGGCAGCCAGTCGGGCCAGAGCCTGGAGAAGCAGGCCGAGGCGACGTGGGGCCAGGCGCCCACGGGCCGCCCGTGGCCAAGCCCGCAGGCCCGGGACGTGAAGGGGGAGCAGACGCGGGAGGCCGGGAAGGAGAGGCGGCTGAACCGGGAGGGCCTGCCGACCAGTGCGGCGAGCTTCCCCTCGCCCCCCCCGGGCCCGACGAGCACGACCGGTGGGGGGCCGTGCTCGAGTCCAACCCCGAGTTGTCCCCCGCCCTCAGCCCTGCTGATTACGTATTTTGGCACGCTGTCGCGGCTCTCGGAGGCGGAGGCCCGCCGGTGCCTGAGGGGGCCGGCGGCGGGGAGGGAGAGGTCCCTTCACGCGCGGAGACTGAACGCGTCCTTCGCCGAGTGGCTGATGAACTGGCCTGTCGGACACACCGGCTCCGGTGCGTCGGCAACGGAGTACACCCTCTATCTGGGGCGTACGCGCTCTGCGCTCTGTGGCGTGTTCTGCGAGTACACCGACCGTGAGGGTTAAGCCCGCCTTCCTCCTGGCGTCCCTCATGCTCATGGCCCTGACCGCCCTGGCGGCCCTGCTGTTCTCCTGCGACCGGTGGCCCGCCCTGTTCGTCTTCGCGGCCGGCCTCATCCTTTGCCTCGGGGTCGACGATGATGTGGAGCGCTGAAAAAATCTTCAACCTGTCGGAGTCGTCGCGGCTCGTCGAGGGGGGCACGAGCTGCCTGCACGAGGCGGCCATGCGGGCCCCCAGCGCCGGCCTGGTCGTCGAGCTGGGGACCGGCAACGGCACGTCCGCCCGGGCCCTCAACCGCTTCCTGCCCGGGCGGACGGTCTACACGTGCGACTGGTTTCGCGGCCTGCCCGAGGCGTGGAACCAGCACAACCCGCAGGGCAAGTTCAGCCGCGAGGGCAGCCCGCCGGCCGTGCCCGACGGCGTGCGGATTGTCCTGGGCCTCTACAAGGACTCCCTCGTCCCCTTCCTGGCGGACAACCCGGGGCCGCTGGCGCTGCTCCACGTCGACTGCGACCTGTACTCCTCGACGGCGTTCGCGTTCTGCGCCATGCAGGGCCGCCTGGCCGACGGGACGGTGGTCGTGTTCGACGAGCTGTGGGGGGCCGACGAGGCGGGCCGGGACCACGAGGCCAAGGCGTTCGCCGAGCTGCTCAACCGGACCGGCCTGATGCCGGAGCCGGTCTGCCACTCGCCCGGCTCCGTCCAGTCGGTCTTCGTGCTGCGCAGCCACGGGCCGTACTGCCACTGCTGCGGCAGGCCGCTCGGGCCGCTACCCCCGCCCGAGCCGCCCGTGGCGGCCGAGGAGTCCGGGCCGCCCGATGAGACGCAGACGCCGTGGTCGTTCGGGGGCTGGGCGAGGAAGGTCTGGGGGTGGATGTGAACGTCCTGATTGAGCACGCCCCGGAGAGGGAGGGCCTCGGGCGGGCGGCGGCCGCGCTGGGCCACCGGGTCGTCTTCTGGGACCGCCGCCGGGGCAAGCCGGCCAACGACGTGTTCGACGAGGCGTCGCCGTCCCTGGCCCTGCTGGACGCCGCCAACCTCGACCGGTCCACCCTCGCGCGGCTGCCTGGCCTGCTCGCGGCCTGCTGGGGCGACGGGCCGGGCCTCCCCACGCTCGGCCGCGACGCCCCCTGGGGGCCGGCCGCCGACTCCGTCTTCTTCACCCCCGGCCCGGCGGACCCCGAGATGGCCGGGGCGGTCGCCTGGTGCTGGAAGTGGGGCGACGTGGCGGCCCGCGACCAGGCGGCCTACCCGTTGTGCGACACGCGCTCGCCGTGCCGCGTGCGGCTGTTCAACTTCCGCGACTGGCCGACGGCCCACGCGCTGTCCGCCCTGTCCCCGCACGAGGAGCTGTCGCTGTACCGCTCGTCGGTCTGCGTGGCGGCCGGGGACGGCTGGCTCGACTGTGCCGCCGCCGGCGGGCTGTGCCTGCCCCACGCCCCCGGGGCGTGGCCGGGCTGCCCGTCGCCCCACTGGTCCACGCCCGGCGAGCTGGCGGCCATCCTGTCCGACCTGCGCGACAGGCCGTGGGAGGCCGCCCACCTGGCGAGGGAGGGCCGCGCCGCCGCCCTGCGGCAGACGTGGCTGCACCGGCTGGCCGACCTGTTCGACTTTTTCCACCTGGCCGGGGACGCCGAGGCCGCGTCCTCGCTGGCAACCGCGACGGAGAAGACGTGAACGACTTCGACAAGTTCCACCGCTGGGCCGCCGACATGCAGCCCTTCGACGTCCAGGGCAACCCGCACGGCTTCGCCTTCGCGCCCTACGGGCGCGGCCGGTGGAGCTGCCAGGCGGCCCACATGCCGCTGCTCGAGTACCTGGCCAGCAAGGTCGGCACGGTGACGGAGTTCGGCTGCCGCGAGGGCTACTCGACGGCGGCCATCCTGAAGGGCCTGGCCCGCTCGGCCGCCCCCAGCAAGCTGCTGACGACCGTCGACCGCGAGCGTCACGCCCCGGCCGCCAACTTCTCCCGGTGGGAGCTGCCGGCCCCGTGGCGGTTCCTCCAGCGGGACATCGTCTCGGGCGACTGGGCCATCGACGAGTGCGACTGGCTGCACGTCGACGACCTGCACACGTACGGCCAGGTGAGGCGGGAGCTGGAGATTCACGGCGGCAAGGCCTCCAGGCTCCTGTCCTTCCACGACACCTACAGCCAGGGCACCGTCAGCCTGGACGTCGAGGGCCAGGAGGGCATCAACCGGGCCATCGAGGAGTACTGCTCGGCCAACGGCTGGCGGCTCTGCTACGACGCCAAGTTCAACCACGGCCTGAGGGTGTACGAGAAGTGAAGCTGGTCACGATTACCGACCCGTACAACTACAGCCGCTACACGGTGGCGAGGTCGTACGAGGCCCTGGCCGGGCGGCTGGGCTGGGAGCACCAGCCGCTCGAGGTCGGCGACGTCCAGGCCCGCCGCATCGAGCCGGACTCGCGCCCCGGCGTCTTCGTCTTCGAGACCGCCCTCATCAAGATTGGCCGCATGAGCGTGGCGGAGATGAGGGGGTACTTCCCGTCCTGCCGCGCCGTCGCCCTCGGCGGCGACACCATCTGGTACATGAAGGGGGGCGACCACCACGGCCGGAGGGACCTGCTGTGGGACCCCGCCAACGGGATGGAGTTCCTCAGCCCATACGACTGCGACCTGTTCCTCGACCTGCTCGACGAGGTCGTCGAGGCGTACGCGGCCAAGGGCATCAGGACCGACAGCTGGATGTGGACGACGTCGGGGTGGATGCTCGACGAGATGGCGGCGCGGCTGGCCGCCGGGGCGCCGCCCAAGGACAGGGGGTTCGTCGCCCTGTTCAAGCTGGACTGCGAGGGCGGCCCGCTCCGCCGCGACATGCTGGGCACGCTCGAGATGGCCGGCCTCACGGGCGTCAAGAGCGGGCAGGTCGGCTGGGGCCTTGACGAGCTGTTCCACGCCTACGCCCGCAGCGAGCTCACCGTCGGCACCACCTCGCCGTCGTGGACCCGCGTCCGCACCATGAAGGGGTTCCGCGACTGGATGGGCCCGGAGGTCGGCTCGCTGCTCCTCTACGACGACCACCCCGACGTGGTGAGGAAGTTCCCCTGCCCCCTCTACCCGTACGGCGACCACCGGGCCCTGGCCGAGCTCGCCCTGTCGCTCCGCTCGGGCCCCGAGCGCGAGTCGTGGCTGAAGAGGCAGCAGGAGTGGGCCAACGTGATTGAGAACCAGCTCTACGACGCCCTGACGAAGCACGGGCTCGTCCGCCGGGAGGGCGACGCCCATGTCGTTTGAGTTCCCGTCCGTCTGCCTCAACCTCGACAGGCGCTACGCCCGCCGGCAGGCCCTCACGGACATGTTCGCGCGGAACGGCATAAACCTGTCGTTCTTCCTCGCCGGCGACCGCCGGCTGCCCGTGCCGTACGACCACGTCGACGTGGTGCCCCCCCAGGGCCGCTCCGGCTACCGGCCGTGGGTGGAGAGGCCCAACAGCTACAACGCGTTTCTGTGCTACCAGAAAATCCTCAGGGCCCAGGCCAAGTTCCCCGTCCTGCTCGTCGAGGACGACGTCGTCCTGGCCGACGACTTCAAGGCCGGCCTCGACCTGGCCCTGTCCGGCCTGCCGGCCGACTTCGGCCTGCTCTACCTGGGGGCCAACCACACGCACGCCCGCACGGCCTTGGCCGCCCCCGGGCTGCTCAAGGTCGACGGCTCGCTGTGCTTCCACTGCGTGCTGGTGTCAGAGAGGGCCGCCGGCGAGCTGCTGAGGCTGCCCATGGACGGCCCCATCGACGGGATGGCGACCCGGCTGCACCGGTCCATGGGGTGCTACGCCTGCTGGCCGCCAATCGCCCTGACCGAGCCGGGATACAGCCACTGCGAGGGCGCGGCGGTCGACTACAACCACCTATTCACGAACAGGGGGACGGAGTGCGAGTCCTTGTGACAGGGGGCGGCGGGTTCGTCGGGTCGGGCGTCGTCCGGGCGCTGGCCAGGGCCGGCCACGACGTCGACGCCCCCGGGCGATGCCAACTGGACCTGACCGACGCTGGCGCCCTGCGGGACCACCTGTCCGCGCCGCCCGACGCGGTCGTCAACTGCGCCGGCACCCACAGCGTGCGCGAGCCGGGCCGCTGCATGGAGGACAACGCGCTGGCGGCCTGCCACCTGGCGGCCGCCTGCTCGACCTACTCTCTCCGGCTGGTGCACGTCAGTTCGGCCACCGTCTACGGGAGCTCGAAGGCCTCGTTCTACGAGCACAGCCCACTTCGCCCCGAGAGCGAGTACGCCCTGAGCAAGTGCCTGGCCGAGGAGGCCGTCGCGTACCACCGGGCCCGCGGCCTCGACGCCGTCGTCGTGAGGCCCGTGGCGGTGGTCGGCCCGGGCGCCACCCACGGGCTGCTGCCTGACGTCCGGCGGAAGTTGCGGGGGCCGTCCCCCCTGCTGGAGCTGATTGGCCGCCGCCCCGGGTCGGTCAAGCCGTTCGTTCACGTCGACGACCTGGGCGACTTTATCTGTTCACTCCTGGTGCAAAAGTCCCCCGACCGGGCGTACAACTGTGCGGGGGAGGGCGAACTGTCGGTCGAGGAGGTGGCCGCCGTCGCCATGGAACTAACCGGCCGGGTCAAGCCGGTCCGGTGGCTGGGCGGCGGCTGGGAGGGCGACCAGGCCCGACTGCGGGTGACGTGCTCCGCCGCCCGGTTCGGCACGTCGGAGGCGGCCGTGCGGAGGGCCCTAGCAGATGCCTGAACTTTTCGGGAAGGATTGCCCACCCTTGAAACCCGGCGACGTACTCGGCCCCTTCAAGGTGATTGGCTTTGAGAGGATTGGCGCTGGCAGGCACCGCCTTTGGCGCTGCGAGTGCGTCACATGCGGTAGCAAATACGTCAAGAGGCGTTGTGACTTTTTCAAGAATTATTCGTCAGGATATTCCCGTTGCAAGGCCTGCTGGCTCAGGTCTAACAAGGGCCGCGCCAGCACGGGCTGGCGCGGCCACGGGGAGTTGTCTCGCCTGTACTTCGGTCGCATCGCCCGGAACGCCGCCGCCCGTGGCATCGGGTTCGACATCACGATTGAGTACGCGTGGGGGCTGTTCCTCGAGCAGGGACGGAGGTGTGCGTTGACGGGGGACAGGCTGGTCATGCCGGGACAAACGCCCGGCCCGGGGGAGAAGGTCGCGTCGCTGGACCGGGTCGACTCGCGCTGCTACTACCGCCCCGGCAACGTCCAGTGGACGTCCCTGCGGGGCAACCTGATGAAGGGCGACATGTCCGATGACGAGTTCGTGAGCGAGTGCAAGAAGGTCGTCAAGCACAGCAAGAGGAAAAAGTGAAAATCCTTCTCACCGGGGCGTGCGGCTACATCGGCAGCCGGCTGGGGCCGGCCCTGGTGGCCGCCGGCCACGAGGTCGACGCGGTCGACAACCTCAGCTGCGGCCCCGAGGGGCTACGGGCCGCCGTCGGCCTGCGCGGCTACCGCTTCCACGACATGGACGTGCGCGAGGCCGGCTGGCTCGAGCTGGTGCGCTCGGCCGACGCCGTCATCCACCTGGCGGCCGTCGTCGGCGAGGCGGCCTGCTCCCTGCACGAGCGCAAGGCCTTGCAGGTCAACACGGTCAGCGTGCAGCACCTGGCGAAGGAGTGCCCGCGCGACGTGCCGCTGGTCTTCGCCAACACCAACTCGGGCTACGGCCAGAGGCCCGACGGCGAGCCGGTCGACGAGTCGGCCCACATGTGGCCGCTGAGCCACTACGGCCGCACGAAGGTCGAGGCCGAGCACCGGGTGCTCGAACACCCGTCCGGCTGCTCCCTCCGCCTGGGCACCGTCTTCGGCGCCTCCCCGCGCATGCGGGTCGACCTGCTGGTCAACGACTTCGCCTGCAAGGCCTTCTCGGCGGCCACCGCCTCGGGGCGGCCGGTGACCCTGTACGAGCCCCACTTCTACCGGGCCGTCCTCGGCGTCAACGACGCGGCGAGGGCGTTCCAGTACGCGGTCGAGAAGCGACTGGTCGGGCCGTTCAACGTGGCCAGCTCCAGCCCGACCAAGCGGGAGGTGGCCGAGCTGTGCTTCCGCATGGCCGGGGCGCCCGAGAACAAGCTGCGCGACGGGGAGGGGCGTGACAAGGACCAGCGGAACTACCGCGTCAGCAGCGAGAGGCTGCTCGCGGCCGGCTTCACGTTCTCCCAGTCCCTGGAGGAGGGCATCTCCGACGTCCTGACCATCGCCCGCCACCACCCGCCGGCCCACCTGCGACGCATGAGGAACGCTTGATTCTCACCCGCACGCCCTTCCGCCTGTCGCTGTGCGGCGGCGGCAGCGACCTGCCAGACTTCTGGCGCAAGCACGGCGGCGCCGTGTGCTCGCTGGCCGTCCGCCAGTACTGCTACGTCTCGGCCCGGTACCTGCCTCCCTACCACGACTTCCGCACCCGGGTCGTCTACTCCCGCACCGAGGAGGTGGCGTCCAACGACCGGGTCGCCCACCCGCTGGTGCGCGGGGCCCTGGGGATGCTGGGCGTGTCGGATGGCGTCGAGATTTTCCACCAGGGCGACCTGCCGGGCCGCTCCGGGCTCGGCTCCAGCTCGTCGTTCGCCGTCGGCCTGCTGTCCGCCCTCCTGGGCCTCCGCGGCCGCAGGGTGCCGCCGCTGGAGCTGGCCCGCATGGCCGCCTCCCTCGAGCAGGACGTGGTGGGCGAGGCGGTCGGCAACCAGGACCAGGTGGCCGCCGCGTGCGGCGGCCTCAACCACGTGCAGTTCCTGCCCTCGGGCGAGGTCAAGGTCGAGCCGCTGCCGCTGGGCGACGCCCAGCGCGAGGACCTGTGCGCCCACCTGCTGCTCCTGCTCGGCTCGCGGCCCGGCACGGCCAGCGACGCGACGCGCTCCTACTCCGGGAAAATCGACGCGCTCGAACAGCACGAGCAGAGGGCCCTGGCCGGCCGGGCGGCCGACGCGGTGGTCAAGGGGGACTTCAGGCGGCTGGCCGACCTCGTCAACCGCGGCTGGCGGCTCAAGGCGTCGCTGTCCCGGGAGGCGTTCGGCCCCCACTCCCGCGTCGTGGCCGAGGGCGTGGCCCACGGGGCGTGGGGCGGCAAGCTGGTCGGGGCCGGCAACGGCGGCAGCTACCTGTTCGTCTGCCCGCCCGAGAGGCACAAAGAGGTCGCCGAGGCCGTCGGGGCCCCGACCGTACCAGTCCGCATCGACACCCAGGGCAGCACGGTGGTCTACCATGGCTAAGGTTCTCGTCACCGGCGGGACGGGGTTCATCGGCAAGAGGCTTTGCGCCCAACTCTCTCGGATGGGCCACGAGGTCACGGGCGTCGGCTCGGAGGTGGACCTGCGCAACGCGGGCGTGGCCAGGCGGTTCGTCCGCTGGGAGGGGCCGTTCGACCTCTGCTACCACCTGGCCGGGTGGAACGGCGGGCTGGCCCTCAACAAGTCACGCCCGTGGCGGATATTCCACGACAACACGCTCATGGCCCTGAACGCCCTGGAGGCGTGCCGGCTGGGCGGCGTGGGCAAGTTCCTGGGCGTCGTCGCCTCGTGTGCCTACCCGGGCTACCGGTTCGGCGAGCTGTGCGAGAAGGACTTCTTCGAGGGGCGGCCTCACGAGACGGTCGAGTGCCACGGCATGGCCAGGCGGGCCCTGCAGCTGGCGTGCAAGTTCGCCCGGGCGGAGCACGGCTACCGGGCCGTGTGCGCCTGCCCGACGACGGTGTTCGGCCCAGGCGACAGCCTCGACCCTGTCAAGGTCAAGGTCGCCGGGGCCATGGCCTTGCGGTTCGTCGAGGCCGCGAGGGCCGGCCTCTCGCACGTCACCTGCTGGGGCACCGGCTCCCCCAAAAGGGAGTTGATTTATGTTGACGATTGTGTTAAAATGTTGATTAAGGCGATGGACGTTTACGAGGACAGCGACGTCCCCCTGAACGTCGGCACCGGGCAGGAGCTGGCGGTGCGGGAGATAGCCCTCCTGGCGGCGCGTGCGGCCGGCTACCAGGGCGAAATCGAGTGGGACCACTCCAGGCCGGACGGGCAGTTGAGCAAGAGGCTGTCGCTCGAGCGCATGAGGGCGGTGCTGGGCGACTGCGAGATGACGCCCGTGGGTGAGGCGATGAGGCTAACCGTGGAGGACGTCCGTGCCAGGACTGGGCATTCTTCTTAAAGACCTGTCGCACTCGCAGCTGGCCCTGGAGGCCCTGTCCCTGGGGGCCGTGCTCTACTGCGAGCTCCCGTCCCTGCCGTGCGGCGACAGCCCGCTGGCCGTCTTCCCGTCCTGCGACGCCTACAGCCACGACGGGGCGCTCCTGGCCACGTCCCTGCGCACGGCCCGCAAGGCGCTCGCCTGGGGCCACCCGCGGTGCGGCTTCTACGTGACCGACCTGGAGTGGCTGGGCGGCAACCTGCCGTGGGCCGACCTGGGGCCCTACCGCCGCATGGACGTCATCTGCCGGTGCGAGGACCACGCGGCCGAAGTCTCGCGGGCGTTCAACCGGGACGTGCTGGTCGTCGACGGCCCCGGCGGGCTGCTGGAGTGGGCCCGATGAGCGAACTGTTCGGCTCGCTGGACCAGCTCCGGCACATGTACCTGACGGAGATGCTGAGCACCTACCAGATTGCCGAGAGGCTGCGCAGCACGCCCTACCAGGTCCGCAAGGCCCTCCTGCACGCCGGCGTGGAGCTCCGCTCGCGCGGCGAGGCCACCAAGGTCGCGCTCGACTCGGGCCGCATGAAGCACCCGACGCGGGGCCGCAAGAGGACGCCGCGCGAGAAGGACGTGATTAGCATCGAGGTGCAGAGGAGCTGGTCGAAGAAGCCGGCGGACAAGCGCGAGTCGCACGCCCGGCTCGCCCGCGAGCGGTACGCCGGCCTCGGCGAGGGCGGCCAGCAGAGGCTGCAGAAGATGGCCGGGGACGGGATTAGGGAGGCCGCCCGCAAGGGCAGCCGCCTGGAGAGGGCGGTCCTCGAGCACCTGCGCAGGGGCGGCCACGACGTGGCGTGGCAGGCCGAGCTGACGGCGGGCGGCTCGCCCCTCAAGGTCGACGTGCTGGTCCGCGACGCCCGCTGCGCCGTCGAGGTCGACGGCCCCAGCCACCACGAGCCCGTCTGGGGCGAGGAGCAGCTCTCCAAGGCCCGGGCCGCCGACAACAAGAAGAACGGGCTCCTCGTCGGGGCCGGCTGGCGGGTCGTGAGGCTGCGCCAGCGGAGGAAGTACCTGAGCCGGGCGGCGACCCTCGCCGCCCTCAGGGACGTGAGGGCGGCCCTCGTCGGGCCGCCCGAGATTGTCCACTTGGAGGTGTGATGGCTAGGAAGAGGAAAGAGGAGGGGGACGTGGCGTCGGTCGACCTGGCCGCCCTCGTCCCGGAGGAGGCGGCCCCGGCCGACGGGCCCCGGCCCGCCCCCGGCCGCTCGTCGCCGGAGTGGCAGCAGTACGTCATGGGGCAGTTCGCCCCCGAAGAGCTCCGCGACGGCAAGCCGCTGGCCCACGGGCTGCTCCGCGTCGTCGAGCTGCTCATGGGGCCGGTCGTGCAGAGCGTCAGCCGGGTGGTGGTCCCGCCCGACTACGACGACCAGGGGAGGCTGAAGAGGCCGGTCGTGTGCGAGCACCACGTCCGCATCCTCGCCCCCGTCCTGGAGAACGGCCGGGCCGAGGCGATGGACTTCGAGGCGGTCGCCGACCTGCACGAGCTCAACTGCGACAGGAAGTTCGTCCGCAACTATGCCACCGCCACGTGCTCCACCCGGGCCAAGTCCCGCGCGCTGCGCGACGCCTTGGGCCTGCAGACCTGCTCGGCCGACGAGGTCGGCGGCGGAGGCGACGCCACCTGCATGGACGACGACCAGGCCGAGGTGATTGACGTCAAGTGCCGGCAGCTGGGACTGGACGCCTGGGCGCTCGTCAACAAGAGCTCGCGGGGGCCGTTCGCCTCGTCGCGGGCCGTGCCGCGCGACGTCGCCTCGCGGCTGATTGAGCAACTCAACCTTTACCAGCAGGGGGCGTCCCAGCCCCCCGCCGGGTGTGACGGGTACAAGGACAACTGGAGGAAGTGAAATGAAGCTGGTCATCCACCGCCGCAACTACTCGGTCGAGATTGACGGGGCCGACGTCAAGGACCTGTTCGAGAAGGCCCCGGCCGTCCTCGACGTCCTCGGCGAGCGGTGCTGCGGCCTGTGCGGCTGCGAGGACATCGAGCCGCGCGTCCGCGAGGTCGAGAAGGACAAGAAGCAGTACAAGTACTACGAGCTCTGGTGCCTGAACGGCGAGTGCCGCGCCCGGCTCGAGTTCGGCCAGCACATCGAGGACGGGAGCCTGTTCGCCCGCCGCAAGCTCAACGAGCAGGGCCAGCCCGACGCCAACGGCAAGTGGACCAAGGCCCGCGGCTGGTACGTCTTCCGCCCCCAGGGCGGCGGCAACGCCCCGGCCCCGGCCAACAACGCCCGCCAGCCCGCCCGCGCGGCCGCGCCCGCCTACAACAGCAACGACGTGCCGTTCTGACCTTCACGGGCCCCCTTCAGGGGGAGGTCGCCGCTCTAGGGGTGCGGCGAGGGGGTCGCGGTCGGGGAGGCCGCGGCCCCTCTCCTTTTCTCAGAAGTACTCGCAGCGGTGGGCCAGGTGCTTTCATGGCTGGAAGAAAGTGGACGGAGGAAGACATCGGCTTGCTCAGGGCCATGTACCCAACGAGCAAGACCAGGGACGTCGCCAAGTCGCTGGGTAGGACCGTCAAGGCAACCATGCATGTGGCGGCCGGGCTCGGCCTGCGTCGCCCGGGGCACGGTGCCGGCGACCGCTTCGGCTGGCTGACGGTCGTCAGGACGGAGATGAGGCGGTGCGCCGCCCAGAACAAGACGTATGCCCTGGCGAGGTGCGACTGTGGGCGTGATGGCTGGTTCGTCCTGTCGGCCATGGCCGGCGGCAACACCACGTCCTGCGGCTGCCGCTCGCCCGGCCAGGCGGGAAAACCGTACGCGACTAACCGCACGAAGCACGGCCTGAGTAGGTCGCCGGTCCAAAGGGCGTGGTACAATATGGTCGACCGTTGCACGAACCCAAAAAACAGGGGCTGGCACAGGTACGGAGGTCGCGGCATAGGCGTCTGCGCAGGCTGGTCGACGTTCCGGGCCTTCTCCACGTCCCTCATCGGGCGCGAGTACAAGAAGGGCCTACAGATAGACCGCGTGGACAACGACGGCGGCTACTGGTGCGGTGAGTGCCGCGAGTGCGTTGAGAGCGGCCGGCCCGCCAACTGCCAGCTGGCCGGCAGTAAGCAGCAGGCGAACAATCGCGGCGACAACGTCGTCCTCGAGCACGGGGGCGAGCGCAAGACGGTCAAGCAGTGGTCGGAGGACCATCGCTGCCGCGTCGACTATAAAACCTTCTACGACAGGACGCAAAAGCTCGGCTGGGGCGTCGGCAAGGCAATGGAGACGCCGACGCGGCCGTTCTCCGACTGGATGGCCAACCGCTTCGGCGGCAACACGAGCTGGAACGGCCGCCTGCTCACGGCATTCGGGGAGACGAAGACGGCGTCCGAGTGGGTCAGGGACCCCCGCTGCCAGGTCGGCTACCGGACCCTGATGAGCCGCCTCAGACTTGGCTTCTCCCACCAGGAAGCCGTCACCACGCCCGTTAGAAAAAGATATAAAAGGTCTTTTTAGAAGTATTCACAGCGGGCGAGGACCGCGAACAGCTTACTTCCGATGGAGTCGGGGGAGATGCTGACGGCGGCGTACCAGTCGTGCTGGGTGGCGGCCCACGTGGAGTTCGAGCCGTTGCCGGCGTACTGGCCCGCCGGGCCAGGGCTGTTGCACAAATCGAGGGTCACGCCCGAGCCGGCCGGGGTCACCCACGCCGTGTCGCCCGAGCCGGTCGCGTCCTGGGCCGTGCGCACGTGAATCAGCTCGGCCGCCTTGACGGTTACGCCGGACGGGGCGTTGTTCTCGCTGACCCGGTCGTAGAAGTACAGCTTCGCCTGCTGGACCTGCACGTTCGAGGCGTGCGTGAAGCGGACGTTCAGGCTCGCCCTCTCGTTGGGCATGTTGACCAGGTTGACGGGCGTCCCGGCCTGGCCGAGGATGCCGGAGGCGGACGAGTAGTACTTGACGTTGTCGGCCTCCGCCGCCGCCGTCACGCCGTCGGAAGAGCAGATGAACGTGCGCGAGTTGTACTCGCCCACGCGAATCGACTGGCCGAACCCGTCGCCGAAGAAGCCCAGGCCGGAGCCAGACAGGTTGTCGATGGCGGAGCTCTCGCCCGCCCAGAAGCTAAACGTCGCCATTCTTCACCCCACTTTTGTCTACACCCTCCCACCTCCCCAGCGGGCAGGACTGTTCCATCCACAAGGCCTTCTTCCTCAGGCCGCAGCCGCACTTGTGGCACCGGCCGTCGAAGTACTGGTCACACCCCTTGCAGACGCCCAGACGGGCCTCCACGAGGGGCAGCGGCGCCCGCCTCCATCCCCCCAGGGCGTGCGCGACGACGGCCTGGGCGAAGTTGGCGGCCTGTTGCGTCATGGGCGGCGCCGAGGCCCCACCCCACAGTTTGTTGTATCGCTCGTCGTGGTGGTACAGGTAGCAAAGGCGGCAGTCCCGCCCTGCCTCGAACGGCTCGCCCGGGCGGTAGTTGTCGCAGCGGCAGGGCCTCGGGTGGCTCATGGCTACTCCGAAATCGTCACAGTGAAGGCGCCGCCGAGCGAGCCGCAGCAGCTCGGCAGGCAGAAGTTCAGCGACCTCTCGGCCTCGTAGTAGATGGGGTCG